TAATAGCCACATCTTCCTTACCTTCAGCTAGAGCAATAATTTTTTGTGTAAGATCTGCAAGACCATTCACACCCTTTGTATCAAGACCTGTTTCTCTGGCATATGTAGTAAGATCTTTAATATCAACTCCCATTTTCTCAAGGATCTGTTTCACCTTATTCACTGTTTCAGGAGAAGCTTTAGATGCAGGCATTTCTTCTGTTTGGAAAGAAACATCTTGATCATATTCCTCTTGAGGAACATTACCATCGTATTTATCCCATAGATAGTAGGCTCTGTCTATTCCTACAGAAGCTTCTAATTCTTTCCAACTTTCTAAGTTTATATTAGGACATGCCATATTAACATTGTGATTTTATAATTTTACCTAATTCAGTTTGCAATTGATTAAGAGTAGCCATTTCAGAAGGACTAATTCCTTTTGTTTTCTTCTTCTGTTCAAGTTCAGTTATTTGAGTTTTCAAAGATTCAGTGTTAGTATTAGGTTTATTTAATGATTCTAAGTATTGAGAGTATTGTTGTAGAGCTTGTTGTCCTGTAAATATATATCTTCCTAAAGAAGTACTATAAGTTGCTAATTTTTTTCTAACTAATGATTCCCAAAGAGTTTTACCGCTTTCTAGTAAATCAAGACCATTTATATCAGATGTAAGAGTTAATCCTTGTTTTTTAAGTTCGTTTGCTAATTTAATATAAGACAATGTTCCAAATCCTTCTTGCGCTTTTAAAACATTAGTATTTGTAACATGCGCATAATTTCCTTCAACATCAATATCAATTTTAGCTTCATTTTTATCGTTTTTTAAAATAACACTTATACGATTTTTTTGTTTATTAAATTCAACATTAATATTTGATAAATTAAACCCTAAAGATTCATATACTTGATTAGCTAACTCAGGATTAGAATCAAATAGTTCTTGTACTCCTGGTTTAACACTAATAGATGGTTGAGTAGGTTGTGTTTCTGTTCCCATCGCTTGTCCTGTTTTCTGACTGTAGTCTTCTAGTAGTTCCTTAGGTGCAAAATCATATGTGTCATCTGTTGAGAAATAAGATGCCACTATTTCATCACTACGTTCTGGAGAGTTCTTTATTTCCATGATACCGAAAGGTTGCCCATGATCTATATATGTTATAGAATCTTCCACCTTTGTAAATCCATTATCAATTACAGAAGCTTTAGGAACATTATAAAACTCATTAGCTTTTAAACTATCTCCCCAGGCATTAATCATCTTATATACATAGGATGTAATAATGTCACCTGTCTTTTTATCTGTATAAGATGTTGTTACAGGACTTCCATCAGGATAATATACCTTTTTAAATAAACCTTTATTTATATATGAATAGTCTCCAATCTTCTTCATTTCAGTCTTCTCTTTTCTACTAAGTCTCATATTCTCCCACGAATATACAACAAAGTTACCTCTTCCTATATTTGTAAATTGTCCCACTTTTAATAATGGAGGAAGCTTTCCTTTATTTATAGCCTCACTCACTTTCTTATTTATTTTATTTCCAAACCAATTCATTCTTGTATTATATACAAGTTGTCCCATAGCACCCAGTTTAGCTGGAGGAGCTTGATCTCTTGGAACAATATCACTATCTGCCCAATTATTTCTTTCAAAAACATTTAAGTTCTTGAAATCCATAATGTTTATATTTGATAGATTTTTAATATTTGATAATGTATCATTATATACACTCTTAAAATCTTCATATGGAAGAAGTTGAGTAAATGAAATACGAGAGGTAGATAGACCTGACTGAAGAACGGATGTACCAACTAGAGTTTTATAGAGTTTCTCTTGTCCAGTTTCCTTTAGATAATCTCTAATTTCTCTGAAAGAGTATATGATTTGATTTTGGTCATATACTTTATTTCCTTTATTTAACATGTTAAGGTTATTCACACCACCCTCTTTATCAGATATTTCTGGTGAAAGAAGTCCGTTCTTTCCTATAACATAATTATTATACAGAGGATGAGAAGGATCTTTAGCTATCTCTTTCTTAAAATTAGAGATTTGTTCAGAACCATTACCATCATCTATTAATAGTTTCTTTATGAATGTATTTCTATTACCATCTAATTGAACTGCCCAATCAAAGAAGTCACTAACCACCTTTTGAGATACACTAACGAACTCTCTATCAGGCATGTCAACATACTCTCTAAGAATATCTTCTAATACATTTCTTATTTCAGACTGATCAGACATAAGTATTGTAGCCAGAGCATTCCTAGTATATCCAATCTTATTAGCAAGTTTACCAAGAAATGAATTTTCTAAAATATCATCAGGTGAAGAAATAATTGTCTGTTGTGCTTTCATAAGTAATACCATTTTCTTAAATACAAGATAGGGATCATTAAGATTAGCAGTATCAAAATTGGTTCCTTGGGTAACAGTAAGAAGTTGTTCTCCCATTTTAGCATATTTTAAAAATTCATCAAGCATAAAATGTTGTTCTGCTTGTTGTTCTGGAGTTAATTTTTTAGATTTGATTGAATTGCGTAATTCAGTATTATTTGGAATACTGTTAATCTTATCTAATTGTTTAGCTCCATCTTTATATTTATCACTACTTTTAATATCCTTAACAAAACTATCCATAAACAGATATGAATATCCTGAACTTTCTATAGAATGTAGATAGTCACGAATGATGGGTTGATTCATGAAATATGAAATAGTATCAATAGGTACACCAAGTTTTGCTAGAACAAGGAATGTACCAGCTACATTAGGAGTTGCTCCTAATTCCATAATCCAAGGTCCTTTAGAGATATCCACATATCCATCAATAAACTGAGCAACAATATCAGAAATATGTTGTCCATTAATAGTCTTAATCATTGATAGAGTGGGAACTCTTTTACCGTCTATTAGAATAGTATTATATGCAGGAGAACCATCTTCCTTAATAAAATTAATTTGTCTATTTCCCACAGATAACCACTTTGCATCTTCAATATTTAATGAATCAATTTTACTAAAATCAAAATATATAGGTTGACGTTGATTTAAAGAATGATTTGTTTGTGCTATAGCAGCAATACCAATAGCATATCTACCAGATACAAATGCATTTCTTAACCTATTCATAAAGTTTCTATTTAGCATATTTCCTACAGATGTGTAGTCAAATGCTTCTAGTCCACGAAGTTTTGTAATCTCTTTAGCTAGTTTTTTCATTTGATCAGCAGAGTTTGGCTTAGTAAGTTGTTCAAAGTTTTCTTTACTAGAAACCAAATTAAAAGAAGATTCTATATATGCATTCTGAAGAGACTTCTCAACATTTTGTTTATATTTTGAGAAGGTTTTAAATTCATTAAATTCTGCAAGTCCATCCATATTTGCTATTTCTTCAGCTCCTTCAAAGCTTTGTTGAGATTTAGCATCTTGATATATATCACCAAGACCTTCAAACTCAGGAGACTTATCTATTTTAAGAGCATAATCTAGAACCTTTTTATTCTCACGAAATGCAGCAACAGCATCTTTAACAATTTTATTAATTGTTTCTTCCATGATACCCATCACTTTAAGTTCTTCCTTATAAATCTTTTGTAATCCTTCAAGTTTTACAATGTCCTGTTCTACAGTAGTAGAATCTTGAATCATACCTGTAGCGAGAGATAGATATCTTCTAATCTCTTCAGGACCTTTAATTCCTTTTTGTCTAATATCCCTCTTTACTGACCAAAAAGATTCTCTTGTAGTATCTGTCATTCTCCAGAATACTCTCTTACCCATATCAAATAATTCCTCCATATATGAATCCTGTGCAGCTAGTTGCACCTGTTTTTGTTCATATATATCAGATTGCATATCATCAAACAAATCCTGTGAATTATCTTTTTTAATTGCTTGATACTTAGCTTTAATTTTAGCTGCCTCAATTTCAAAATTAGATTTAAGATTTTGTACAGCATCTCTTGAAAGAAACTTTATATAATTTCTTGTATCACGATTTGAATTTTCCCTAACCCAGTGTACATATCTTTCTTCTGGTGTAGAATTTTCATCAGTTAAGAATTTAATAAGACGAGGATATCCATCTCTACCTACATACAGATTTTTTAAATATGTTGTAAGTTTATCAATATCAAAGTCACCACCTGTTTTCTTTACAATAGCTGCTGGAACAATAACATTATCTCCAAATTCTCTAGGAAGAAACTTTTTAATCTTTATACTTTCAATTGAGTTTTGTTTCTGTGTAGGAATACGAAATGCTACTGTAGTGAGAGCTTCTAATTGTTTTTTTCCTTCTTCTGTATTGTTGAAATAATGTAATAATTCCTCATCTGTTTTATTACTATCAAACCATCGAGCAATCATTATCTCACAAGTACGTTTACCATCCTCATCTATATAGAAGTTAAGAATATCAGAGGTATAAACATTTTTTGGACCATCTTCAGTTTCAACTAACGTAGGTTTAATTCTATTTGCTTCAAATAATGTAGAAGGAATCTGAACAAACATTCCTCCAGTAATTTTCTGAGAGATAATGTTTTTATCAGCTAACGAATAAAGAATATTTCTTATTTGTTGGTATGCAGGAGTTGCTTCAAATACTACATCACCCTTTTCATATCCAGATAAAGCTTTACCTATATTATCATTTATCTCTCTCTTTAGAATTTCTTTACGAAGAGTTTTAGTAACTTGTGAATAATCAGTAATTTCAAATTTACCATTTAAGTCCTTAATACCTAATTTTTTAAGTAGATTTTGATAACCCACTTCTATCATTTCTTCAAGAAGATTTTGGTTATTTATTATCTCCTTATATAATGGAGATCTTTTAGCTTTTTCTTCATCATTAAGTTTATACCATTCATCATATCTTTCTGAAGAGAATTCATCACTATCTTTAGAATCAATAAAATCAATAGGAACACCAGCTTCCATAAAGTCCATTGTAATTTCTTTAGTCATCTGTGTACCTCTTGATACAAGAGATGATTCTTTAGAAGGTACTTCAGACTGTACACTCATAATGGCAAATGGAACATTAGTAATTCCTTCAAAAGAATTAGAATTAAATGAACCATCTTCATGATTATACAAAGCATTTGTTTTTTCAGCACCCACCTTTCTACCACTTTGAAATATTACATAATCAATATTTTCTTTTTGCATTTTATTATGCAATCTCATAATATTTGTTTCAATCACCTTACCTTTATCATCCTTTTTTGCAACTTCATGTAGAATACGTAAAGAAAGTGGATATATCGCAAACTTATCAAGCATAACATCATTGTAAAGTTTACCATTCATTTTGTTACCAGCAACAATAGGTTTTTTTGCTGTATATGCACTTTTTATTGAAGGATTACCTTTTTCTAATATATTTATATCACTCTCTGTAAGAGGTATATTTTTAAATCTTTTCTCCCAAGCCATATCATATCTATATTGAGATTCTTCAGCGTCATTCCAATCACTTGTACGAATTCTGAAATTACGATAGGATTTAAACATAATAATTCCACTACCATCAGTTTCTTCATATAATGCTTTCTGATATCCAGGAAGATCTTGTTCACCAAGAACATCTTCCATTACAGCAGTTCTAAAATAGGTTCTATTCATATCTGTATAAGCAATATCATCTTCTGCAATTCCATCATTCCATATTCTATTAATAGCTGCATTTAATTTAGTAGAACCATAAATCATATTCTGACGTGGTGATAAAAAATTCTTAATACGCTTCAATTCATCACTATATTGATAGGGATCGGAATATAATAATTTATGAAGTTCTATATTATTTATTATATAATTAGTACTTAATGCATTAAGATTTCTATCAATATCTTCTTTACTTATAGTATCACTATTATTAAACTTTAAGTTGGTAGTTGTATAATCATCACCCTCAAGACTTTTAGATATAACCTTATATTCAAATAATGTATTTTTAAACGATTCAGTTTCTTTCTTTATAAACTTTTCAACTGCATTGTCTATCTTACTCTTGTTATCTTCATATATCTTTTCAGGACTATCTTTAAGATTTTTAATTATACTATCATGAAGTTCATTAGGTTTATTAGAAGATTTATCTTCTAGAATAGATTTAAGAAAACGTAGATCCTTTGTATCCCTCTTGGTATTCTTAGGAGTAACAATACTTCTATTCTCTCTTGAGAGATTGATTTCATCAATTAAATATCCTTTGAATACGTCATGTACTGCTTCCCATCCACTCAATAAAGAAGCTTCAGTGATGTGTATACCCATATAAGTCATCCATTCCAGAGAAGCATCTCCAGGAACTAGATTATAATGATATCCTTCAAGGTTCATATTTATTTCTTGAATGATACGTTCTTTATATGTTTCTTTAGCAGACACTCTCCTTTTACCATTCTTCTGATTAATCATACCATCAGCAAAACTAGCTTTCATTAAGTTTTGAGTCTGAGAAATTCTATCACCAGTTTCTGACTCAAATATACTCTTTAAAATTATAGAATTCTTTGCAAAAGAGTCAGTAGCAAGATAACTATATTGAGAATATCTAGGATTAGTAGTAAGCTCGTTAATATTTTTAAGTGAGGTTAATGTCTTAAATAAATCAGAACTTGGATTTGTTCCTAAATAAGTTTGAATTCTTTCTCCTTTTACACCATAATATGTACTGGAAAACTCAGGATTATCAATCTTAGCTCTAATTTCACCAAGTGTTAAAAGTCGTCCATCAATACTAAGTACTTGTCCACTAATAGTTGCTATCTTATCTGTAGCTTTCATACTTGAAAGTATACCAGATGTAGCAGTATTAAAACGTCTGAAGGCTTCAACATCATATAAACTCATTCTTGTAACCTCATCTTGAGAGAATACAATACCTAGACTTTTTAAGAATGCAATTCTACTTGGAATATCATTAAGTATAATATTATCAAATGGATCTTTTCCATTTTTAAGTTTTTTAATATATTCTTTTGTTTTATCATATTTGAAATAAGGATTTTTTACATCTCTAATTACAGTTCTAATATCATTAACAAAACCATATTTAACTTGTCTGGCTGCAGATGATAGATTAGAGTCCATTACCTGAACATCTCCATTAGCTAGAATATTTAAAAGTTTTACATCAGGATTCTGTTTATCAAAGGTTTTACAAAATGCCATTAATAGTTTTAAATCATATTTATTAAATCCATCCCAATCAATAGATGATGTTTTAGAAGGACTTTTTGTAAGGCGTGTATATAAACGTTCATAGTTTTTATCACCAATTGCCATTTGTCTAACACGTTCAATCATAACATCCTCATTTACAGCATCGTGTATATTATTCAACACTGCCATATAAGCCTCACTCATAGGAATAAGTTTAACTCCTCCTATAGAAGATAATAGTCTAGTTCCTTTATTATCCACTTTTGGTAGAGTGGCTAATAAAAGTTTTATTGCAGAGTTTGCTTTTCTAAAATGATCAATCTTATCTGCATCACCATATACATCATTCAATCCTTTATTCTCATCAGTTAATGCTAATTCATCATTTTCATCAAATTCAATTGAATAGGTTTTTAAATATTCTTCATGTTTATCTCTTAAATCCTTCCAATTATTCTCAATATTTTGGAAAAGCATTTCAGAATTATCTATAATATGTTGTGCATCTTTACCTTCTTTAATGGCATCTTCAGCAGCAACTATTTGTTGTACTATTCTATCTTCAAGATTTTCTTTTAGTCTTTCGTAAAGAACCTCTTTATTAATATTTTGAATATTGAATAGATTCTCATTATCCTCCATAACATAATTCAAGGTGACAAACGTCATCTGTTGCATCATATCATGAATATTCTCATTAGTAAGTCCTGGGAATACTCTTTCTCTTAAATCAGCACTCTCTGTTATATAGGCATTATTAATATCTATAATTCCTTTATTTGCATAAGATAGAGTTGATTCAGTGGGAACATATGTTTTATATCTTCCCTTACTAATATCTTTAAATAGTCTTTCAGTTTTACTACCAGCTTTTCCAATAAATAGACTTTTAATCATATTTACTAGATCAGAAAATAGTTTAACAATATATGGTCTACTATCTATTGGTTTAGGTGGAATTTTTCCTTCGTGTACAAAATCTCTGAACTCTTCAGCAAGTTGTTCTTTAATTTGACTAGGGGTAGCATCAGAATAATTAACTGATTTTCCTGTTGTTCTTTCAATAAAAGAACCTTTCCTATTTTTGAATTCATTTAATACTGCAGTTTGTTCAGAAGCAGGAGCAGCTAGTTTCCAAACTGCTTCAAATATTTCATGATAGGCAGTACCAACTTCAGCATTTTCATATATATAAATAGCACCATCTTTTAACATACCCCAAGCCTGTAAACCATTTACACCCTGAAGCATATTCTTCACTCTATATATAGGAATATTAGGAAAAGTTGCCTTAATAAATGCTTCTACCTTAGTCCAGTTTTCTTTTTCAAACTGACCAACTAAATTATCTACAAACTCACGTAAGTCAACATCTTTCTTTACATTCTTTTTTCTTTCTTCAATCTTACTTTTTATAGAAGCACTCACATCATTTGCACTTTTAGGAGCTTCTACAGGTTTGTCTTCCATAGGAGTTTCTATAATAACTTCTGGAGTAGGAGTTTTTATAGATTCCTTGAAAGCATTAATTTTACTAATAATATATGCATAATAAGCAGACTTAACATCATCTTCTGTTATATCTATTCCTTGTGCTTTTTTCTTATCAACAAGAGCTTTATTTGCACCAGGACTTATTGTTAATGATACTGTTGGTAATCCTTCTGGTTCAATTACTTGCTTATCATCATATTTAAAACTAATTGTATTTCCATCAGCAAGAGTAATTGTATTTTCAGTAGTTCCATCTAAAACAAAGTTTTGGGTAGGAGTCATGATGGTAGTGGGTTTAGCTACTTCTTTCTCCACTGTAGTGTTAGCCTTTGGAGCACCTGGTGTAATTACTATTGATTTAGGAACTTCAGGATGTACAAACTTAGAATCATTAGCCTCATCATTGATGATGAAATATACACCTTTTTTATTTACATCTTCTGCATTCTTAAGAGGTCTTATTCTTGTAGTGAGAGGAATGTCTGAAGCTTTTCTAGCAGTTTTACCATTAGCATCCTTATTAGATAGAAGATAGGTTTGATAATTTTCCCATGTTTTCTTTTCTATCTTACCATCCTTAGATATAGAAATGATTTGTTCATATAGTTTTTTCCAATCAGACTCTGTAAGTTTTGAGTTAGTGTTGCTATACATTTCCTGTAAAAGAGCAAGGATATTTCCCTTATTATTCTCTAATTCTGTAGGAGTAAATTCAGAAACAATTGTATTCTTTCCAGACATGAACAGTTTAAACTTACCATCTTCTGCAATTTTATCAAACCATACAGAGTTATATCCAGAATTCTTACCATCTTTTGGAGATCCCCAAAATACAACACTTCTTAAGAATTGTAATAAACGTTGAGATTCTTCAGATTTAATATTACCATCTGCTATAATATTTGTAGAAAGACGATAAATAGCATCATAGATAGCACTAGCTTCTTTTGATGTATGCTTTCTATTATTTAAAGGAACATCTCCATTAGCAGTTCTTAAGAATACAGCACCTAAAGAATTTTTAAAACTAGTTGTGCCCTGAGTAGTAGTACCTTCTAGAGTTGGAATATATACTCTTGTATCAGTTTTAAGATCTGATTCAGATATAAGACCAGTTTCTGTTATAGGAGTTTGAGCAGTATAATCTTCTTCTTTTAAAGGATTACCTTGTTCATCAAGTTTTTTAACAGTTTCAGGAATACCAAAAGATGCAGCAATATTATAATCAATTGCTTCAGGTTCTGCTAATTGTTCTTTTCTCCAATCTTCATATTGTTTACTTAATCCATCAACTACATATTTTTCAGTACCCTCTCTAAACATATCCTTTATATCTAAAGGAAATACTTGGAAGATTCCTTTATTTAAGGCATCTTTAACATCAGTGATTCTTTCACCATTTTCATCTACTAAATGAATATTACCCTCTGTATCCTTTTCAACCATAACTAAAGTAATAGTTGTAGCAACATCTACACCAGTTTTACCTTGCTTCAAGAATTCTGTTAATCCAGGAATAAGTTTAGCTTCATTAGTGGATGTTACAATCACACCACGTATACTACTCCTATTCTTAAGTTTTGGAAATCTTGCACCAAATCTATTTGCACGTAAATGATGTTCTGCAGGAGTTTCACCATTCTCAGATCTTTCTGTTGGGAAGATGGTAGCTTTAGTAACAACCTCATTGCTTTTTTTAGAATCAGCTTGAAAAGGTTTTTCAAATACTTTATTCTGTACTGTTTGATTAAGTGTACCTAATACAGCTTTAATCAATTCTTCATTCTTAGATATTTTAGTTTCTTCCTCTTTTGATTTCTCCCAAAGCTTAACTATTCCTTCAAACTTATCAAGAATTAATTGTTTGGCAGCAAGTTCTTCTTCAATATCTTTAAGTTGATTTTGAAGACCTTCAAGTTGTTCACGAAGTTCTTTAACTGTACGTTCTCCAGGAATAATATCTAAGTCTTCTATTTGTGCAAGTATATCCTCAACTATAGCAAGATCTGCTTTAAAGTTAGGTTTAAGTTTTAAGAAATTAGGATTAGCTTGTAAAAAGTCTACCCATGTTTGTCCAATAATAGCTGTAGGAGATTTAGGGTAGGCTTTTTCAAACTTACTAATAAGTTCTCTCACCATATTAATAGCACTATCTAATGCAGCATCTGTGCTATCAATAATCTTAGATAGAGAGTTGATTTGAATACCAGTTTCTAAATGTAAACTTTCAAGAAGATTTTGTTGATCTTTAAGTTCATTCAAGAACTCTCTACTATCTGTAGGAAGTTCATCAATATTTTGAGCCATATCAGCAATATAGGCTTGAGCATTATCAAGAGTATCTTGTTCTGCTTCTAATTCCTGAATTTCAAGACGTAATTGTTCTTGCATTCTTGAAAGTCTATTGGCAGCCTTTATTGCTTTATTAGTTGTACTTTTAAAATTATTTCTACCACTAAGTTCTCCTTTCTTAATTTTAGTCTCAAGAGTTAATAGATCGTTTACCACCTTCTCAAATTCACTATACTTTTGTTGTAATAGAGTTTTTGTAGTGGTTAATCTATCACTTGTTTCATTAAATAAATCATTAAGCATTTTAAGCCTGGTAGTTCTTCTATTAGATTGATCCTGTATAGTTTTACCAGAAGATTTCCTTTTTTCAATATCAATCTTGTCTTCTTTAGTGAGAGTCCCACCTAATGTAAATACACCTTCGTCATATCCTTGTTTAGGTTCAAATGAATCAAGACCAATCTCAACCTCTCTCACCTTTCCCTTTTGTACATATACAAAGGAGAGTTTATCTTTAACACTATCATATACAAGTCTTCCAGGAACCTTACCAAGTTTTGACTTACCTGTATTCCACCATACAATATTATTCATGTTCCTCATATAGAAACTAGCATTCTCATTCTTTGCAACATCTGCCACCTTACCAAGCTTATAGTCAAGAAGAACATCTTTGGTTATAGCTCTTTCTATACCATCAGATCCTTTAATCTGAATAGTACCATCTGGATTTTCTCCTAATATAGTAAGTTTGGGAAAACGATATACTTCGTTTCCATGTACATCATGTTCAATAACTTTTCCTAAATAGTACTCTTCTCCTATTACAACATTTTGCTCACCTTTTTTAGTAGTTACTTTAATTGTATTTGCATCTTGAAGTTCTTCAGGAGTCATTACTGCTTTCTGAGCAGCACTATCTTTTGCAGTTTCTATTCTCTGTTTTGTTTTTCTATATTCATCTCTTAATGTATTGAATCTAGATTTGAATTGAGTCTTATCTGTAAGAAACTTATATGTATCTTTTGCTTCATCTAACTCCTTAACATTATCTTCATTTTCTTTAATAATATCATTAGCTCTCTCTTCTTGAGGAGTAGTTGGATTTTCTGTAAATTCAGATATTCCTAAAGAACCAAGTTCTATATTATTTTTCTCTATTCTATTATTTAAAAATAATTGTTTTGCAGCGATAGAGTATTGAGCCTGTTTATGATTTTCTATAAATCCTGCTTTTAAATTTACCTCATTCTTATCAGCATTATCTATTTCTATAGAAGTAAAGCCAGCATGTCTATTTTCAATAGCATCATGAGCTTTTTTTAATTTTTCAATACTTTGTAAGTTTTCTTCTAGTTGTCTATCAGGAGTATATTCTATACCATTAACAACATCATTAACTCTATTAATATTTGATTTTTGATTCTTTGTTTCAAATCTTAACAGGTTAGTTAAATATTCCATTCCATTAGGATCATCGAAAAAGTTTTTAGACAATGCTGCTAAAGAAGAATATTGCAATTCTTCAATTGCTTTCTGATCATTATTTTTTACAGCTTCAGTTCTTTTATTCCAAGCATTAGTCATACCTACTAATGACATACCCATACTTACAAGTTTGTTCTCATTAAATACAGGAGAACCATTTGGATGTAGTTTTATTTTACCACTATCATCCTTTTCCATGAAGTTATCAGGAGTAGACCAATATCTACGTTCTGTTAATGCATTATTTATAGTTTCTATATATCGTTTATTCTGAGCATCTTCTTTAGCGTATGTTCCTTTTAATACCCTTCCACCATGTCCAAGTAATGTCATTAACATACCCTGAATAGTACCAAGGGCAATGTTATTCTGACCATTAGGATCATTAACATTATCTACCCAGTTTTTAGTAATAGCTATAAAAGGATTTTGTTCGTCTTTAATAATTCTTCCACCTTTAACTGTACCAGCAATAGATTCTTCAAGATATCTACCAATAGCTACCTGTGCACTTTCATTCTGTCCATGCTCAAGACCTGTAAATAATGTATTACGTACAATTTTATAAAAACTAGGTTTTACAGTTTTTGCTGCATTTTCCAATACTTCTAATGTATTAGGATTAAAGAACTTTTTTAAAGCACTCTGTCCCATTTTTGCTGTAGAAAATATCTGAGGAAGTTCAATCAAAGAACCCACAAGAGCTAAAGGAGCAGTATACCAAAAACCTTTAGCAGCACCTTCTGCTGCCTTCTTTTCTATTTCATCATCTGACATAGAAATAAGTCCTTGTTCCCTTTGATCATATAGAGCTCTCCTAATTGAGGTTTGAGCTTCTTTTCCATTTAATGCAGACTGACCAATTACATTCCAAGAATATAACTCAATAGCCTGTGCTTTTTGAATAGTATTTTTAAATGCTAAAGCTCTATTAGCTAGAGCACTATTAGAACCAATATCCACTGTACCATCTACAGCAGTTTTATAAATTTGATTACCTAAAGCTTTTCCTATTTTTCCATAGAGTTCTGGATTATCTGCCAGTTCTTGTATTCCTTTAGAAAGCAATCCTGTTGCTCTTATAGTTCCTGCTTCTTCTGCTATAGAACCAAATAGTCCCACTCCCCTAGCTTCAGCTATTCCTGGAATAATCATAGATACTGTAAGAGCAGCTCTATCAACAGCATCATCTAACCACCACGATGTAGTTCCTAATTTTTGCCAAATACTACCTTGTGTATATTTTGCACTTTTATATATAGGATTAGTTTCTTGTACATTTTCTTTTATAGATTCTCCCAGATTAGTAAGAAGATTATCTGTCATAAGAGAAACAGCATTTCCTTTATTAACCACTTCTCCTTTTCCACCAAGAGCTTTATCACTATAGTTAACAATTCCACCTATTGCAGCAGGAATTGCTCCACCAATAAATCCAGCAGTTTGTACCAAATATGCTCCTATCTTCTCACCAAAGTTTGCTGCAGCATTTCCTACTCTATCCCATCCAGACTGAATATCTGCTTGAACAGATTCATTATCTATTCCAAAAACAAATCTTTTATATCTATTAGGAACATCCTTAGGTTGATAATAGTTTGGGGTATTGGCATAGATTTTACCATCTCCTTCATTAGGAGTTAATGAAAGAAAAGAACTTTTTGGAGTAGGTTCTCCTCCATCTAATCCTGAAGAAGAAGTGCTTACTAGATTTTCTGGGAAAAAGCGAGCAGGATTAGATTGTAAAAAATCATCATTTGCACTCTTTAATATATTTACATCTGGTAAAGGCATAATTTATTTATTGTCGTAATTATCAATTAATAACGTAATCGCAGCATCTGGATTAGGTTGTGAATTTAATATAGTTTTAAAATTATCAATTGCATCTATAATTTTTCTAGACTCATACGCAGAAGGTTTATTTTTCAATAATACCTTTTCATCATTTGACAATCCTGGTAATTTTGCAAGTTTTGACCAATCTAATTCTATACCATTATACGTTTTTCCTGTACGAGAATCAGTAATATATAAATAAGGAATATAGGAAGTATTAGATCTATCTCTACTTTGTAATTGATAGCCTACACTAAAATTACCAATATTAGATCGTTCTATAGCTCTTACTCCAGCATCATTTGAATTAATATCAAACGATGTTGTAGAACTTCCCTGATTCAAATCTAATAATTGTCCAAAAGGACTACCATTAAGCTTTATCATATTTGGATCAAGTTCATTATTTAAATTATGACGTTGTACAAATCCAGGAGATACTTCAAAAGAACCACTTTCTTTCATTTTTCCATCATTATCGTTAGATATTGAAACAAACCATTTTCCAGTTCTATTATTATATGTAAAAGAATATTCATTATTGTCTATTTCTCCTCCTGCTTTTTTAGTCAAAAGTTTAAGTGCAGTTTCATAATCTCCTCCACTTCTATCTCCTACCATAACATGAAGGTCAGCAATTAAATCTGTTCTAACAGGTTCTTTTATTTTATTATCATCTGTAGATAGAGTTACAGTATTTCCTAGATTTTGTCTTTGAGCATCTCTAAAATTAAGTTCTCTTTTATTTAGTTCTGCTATTGTAGATTTATCTTTTATATTATTATCAATAAGATTTGCAGCCATACTGATTTTATTATTTCCTTTAACCATTCCAATATGGATAGCTTCAATTAACTGTTTAGCATTAGCATCATCGTATGTATTAAGTGAAGCTTTGAGTCTCTCAAGAGCTTGTTGAGAAACAGTTTCTTTTCCATTATAATATAATGATATATCTACCAATTGAGATTTAGAAATATTAAAGTCTCCCCAACCCATTAATCCTTTTCCACTCATAACATTTGTAAATATGCTTTTATTTGATGGAAGTTGAACTGCATAATTATTCTCTAATCCAGGTAAGTTATTTAATTTATCTATTACAGGTTTAAACTCTGCTTCGATCAACTCTGCTTTCTTCTTAGTTGCTTCTAATACTGTAGTTTTATCCCAATATTTTTTTATTAGATCTCTATAATTTTTAGTAACAGTTCCATCTAAATGGTTTGTAGAAATAGTTTGTATATTTGCTGCTATTTGAGCATTTGCAGCTTCGTATATTTTCTGACCTAAAGGATTTAATAGAGTAGTTGCCCCTGGAGTATTATCTATATATTTAGGATTAAGTTTATAATTTCCTGTAGCACCATCGTTAATATATAATCCATCATCTCCTTTATATTCTTTTCCATTATATGTAACTCCTATATGAGAAGTAATATCTGCAAACAATTGATTCTTTTCAGATTCTAAACTTGACATATCTTTATAATAACTTCCAGAACCAACTCCAGAATTTTTCTCAGGATCAACAAAATCCTTTCCAATCTTATATATTAGATTACCATTTGCATCAGTACCATGTGTAAGTTTATATAATGCCTGTTGTTTATCAAACTCTCGTTTATCTATTTCAGACTTTATATTAAGAATTGTATATTTCTTTAACTCATGAGCATCTGCGTATGTAGCTTGAGCTAATTGTAATTTAGCTTTTGCTTCATTTACGGTAAATTGAGGACTAACCCTTGTCTCTCCTGTATCCAAGCTTGTCCAAGCAGAATTTCTTGTATTAGTTAATACCTTATCCTCTATAAAAGAATTTATTTTAGCTCCATCAAAATTACTATGAACAGAGTTTTGAAAATTATCAAACTCTCCATTTAATGACATTAGTCTTTGATAATTAGATTCTAGATTTTTATCAGCTTTGATTTTTCTATCTCCATCAGATAAAACAGAATATGCTTTAAGTAGTGGGTTTGCGTTTAATATTTCTTCTTTTTGAAAATCTAAAGATTGTCTTTTTTCTGCAATAAGATCATCAGGACTATAGTCCTTATACTTATATAACCCATCTATTGAAAGTTGTTGTTTAACATCAGGACGTGAATAAACCTCCCTAATAATAGACATTGTTTTAGATGTAGAGAGTCCTTCCTTTATTTGATGACGAATTAAGTCATGATTGATTATGGCATTTCCTTGTTTGTCATAACCCATTATGATATTCTCATCTTCTGCTAACTTATCAGCATGAGCATTCTTTAGAGATTCTGCAACAAGTTTATCATAATCAAGATAGTTTTTAAAATCTCCTGTATATGAACTATTAATATTTCCATCACCCAACCAATTATTTACACCATTGTTGAAAACCCACTCATTACTTGGACTAGATTTTCCATCCTTTTTAGCAGCATCCATATTTGCTATTCCCTTTCTCACTAGAGCAGTGGAAGAAACAGCATTTTGAATAATGGGATCTTTTACAATCTGATTGGTCATTCCTCCTACAGAGTTCACTAATTGGAAATTAGAGAAATCACCTCCTGCCACCTTAGTTAAGTTACTACCTAGTTCATCAAGTTTAGATTGAAGATATTTCTTATGAGGATCTTTCATAATATCTAATCCAGCCACATTATCTATACCAGTTTGAATTTTCTGTATACCCTCATTATAGAGTTGTTGTTTCTCCATACCTACCTTCACCATAGCTTCAACTGGCTGTTGAGCTATGTAAGGATTAAATTGGGTTATCGCATCAGTATAACTTGCCATAGTAGTATTAAGTTAGCAAATTTAACATAAGTTATTATAATTACCAAGAAATATAATGTCTTTTGTTAATTTGGTGTAATTGAATTAATTAGATATTTTTTAGTGCATTTACAATAGAACCATTTCTAGATATCAGTTTAGTACCAAGTTGAGATTTTTTAGGAGCTTTTCTTACATCAATAGGTTGTCCTGATTTATTATAGATATATTCATATCCTTCGGGCAACTCTGTAGATTTACCAGCAGTAGTAGTACCAACTGTAGGAATGTTAGGTTGAAACAGAGGATTCCAGTTATCAGCTACATAGTTGTTACCAAATCTATAATTGTACATATTTTCATATACCTGTAAGGTTTTATTTTCTAAGTCATGTTGAGCCTTTTTAGCTGCAATAGACTTGGCTATTTCGAGAGACTGTTGCTTTGTTAAAGATTTTGCCATAGCTTGTTTCTGTGCCTGACGCTCATACATAGCTAAATTCTGTTCTTTAGCAGCATTTAATATTTGAATATTATGAGCTCTTACAGAAGCTGGAAGCTGTTGGTTCATTCTAAACTGTTCAGCCAATACTTTATTCTTAGCCTCATAAGTGTTAGCATATAAACCAGCTAAAGCTGCAGGATCACTTATCTGTCTTTGTGCTGCTCTAGATTGTTTCTCCACCTCATTCAATTGATCTTGTAATGATATAGGAGAAGGGTTTTCCTCTAGAATAGGTTGATAGGATTGCATTCCTGCTACAGGCTCTTGTTGATTCATGCTAGAAGCCAACATCTCAGGATATAACTGAGAAGGATCTAATGTTGTTTTATCACTAGGTCTGATATATGGAAGAACCTGATTATATATACCCATTAAGTCTTTTATTCCAAACTTCTTTTTATCACTTTTAGTCTTATCAGAAGTATCAACAGCTTTTTTATCTACATTTAAATCTTCTTTTTTAGCAGTTGGTATATTTAAACCTTGCATCATATTAAATGAAGAACTAGGAGTAGTTTGTTGATTGGTAGGAGATAACCAACCAGAAGTCATCCAACTTGGAGTATTTGCATTTGCAGGTGTAGTGGCTTTTGTATCATCGTACCTATAAGGAATATTAGTAACATCACTTATTAATCCTTGATTAATATTATTCTGAATTTGTTCAGTTGTAAAATTATATTCAGAATTCACTCCTCCATAATCTCTTAATTCCTGTTCTGTACGATAAGGATTAGGACTATCTCCACTCCAGTTGTATCTAAATATTCTTTTACCAGGTTGTGCTATAGGAATCTTCTTACCAAATTTAGCTGTATTGTCTTTTTTAGCCATTTTAAATTTACCTTTATCAAATTCATTAATATCAAGTCCCATAGATTTTGCTAATTCGTCTGTATTATTTTGAAACTCTGCCAATTTTGTTGTCTTATCAGCATTTGCTTTTTGTTGTGCTGTCAGTCCTGTAAGCATAGCCCTATGAGAATTCATAGATAGTTTATCAAAAGGTGACTTAACTTCATGACTATCAACTAGTTCTGAGGTTTTGTTAATCTTTTTATTTATCTTAGCATCATTCTCAGCAATTTGTTTACCAATGTTTTGATACTTTTTACCAGATTCTACACCAGCATATGCAGCAGCTTCTTTGTTCACTGTACGTGCACCAAAGACCGTTAGAGCAGGTTTACCAGTTTCATCATTGGTTTGTACAGCAGGTTCTCCTCTCTGTACCTCAACGTCTGCATTTGCTTCTGTACCGTATTCTGCATAATCTGTATAACTATCTTGATCTTTAGCACCATAAGATACACCTATACCAGTTCTACCTTGTCCATCTGATTCAGAATGTGATTGTCCTCTGAACATAACAGTTTGTCCACCATTAGGTAAATAAGGATTTTGAGAAATAGGTTCAGCATATCCACCCCAATGAGTGTTTAATTCTCCACCCATTGCTAATTGATTTTGTCTAATGTGTCCACCTGTACGTAGAGATTGCATTCCGTCTGATGCAAATGTATGAACATCACTTACATCCATATCACCAAATTTTGTAATAACTTGAGGGTTCCAGTTATTACTTACATATCCTCCCTCTTCCATGTAGGAATTATTTACTTGTTGTATACCCTTACCAAAGTTCATTCCTGCTGTATTGTACATATTCTGCATTCCTTCCTGATGATATTTCTTTATCTTTCCAGGATTTTTATCAAGTAATCTACCTGCTATAATTCCTACAGCTTGACCAATATATTTACCACCTGGAATAGGAATAGCACTACCAATAGCTCCACCAATATCACCACCTAAATCACCACCAGCATTCTGTCCACCAATAGCACTAACTCCTTGACTTAACATATCCATTCCACCAGCATTACCAAATTTATTCACTCCTTTTAAGAAACTACCCCCACCTTGTGCTCTTGGAATAAGTCCTCCTGTTCTATATTGTTTTACAATATCACTATCACTTAAAGGCTCATATCCTAAATCTGAATATAATGTATTATTAGGAGAATACGTATTTTGTATCTCTGAAGGATTACCTCCCACTTGTGCACCAAATTGTGCTGATAGGGGATTGTATGAATTACCATAAGGATTGCTTCCTTGCATCATATAATCTTCTGGTCTATCATATATATGTCTTTGATATTCTGTAGGAAGACCTGCAGCTTGTGCAGTTACTTCTGATAGAACACTAAATTGCTTTTCTTTAAGCATTTGTTTCTTCTCATCCTGAATACCTTTTATTCCTTTAATAATACTACCCACAATAGGAATACCTTGAGCAAAGTCAAATTTATTTTTAGTAAAAGGATTTGTTATATCGGTGGTCATTTGATCTAATCCTGCTTTTGGTGCAGTAAGTGATTCTGCTGAAATTGTTCCTATATTAGGATTAATACGTTGACCAACTTGAGCCTTCTTCATCTTCTTACCATTCCTAGCACCTAGAGAAGAAATAGCTTCTTTAGCAGCACCTGAGTCACCACTACCTGATGCACCTCCACCACCAAAGAGTCCTTCTAAACTTCCTAGTCCACCTCCAGAATTCTTAGAAGACTGTTGAGATGCTTTAATTTGAGCCTGTTTATAGGCTTCTTCTTTTCTCATATCATCAGTCATTCCTGTCAGATTATAATCTGCACTATCTAAATAGTTTTTAAATCCTAATTGAGGAGTATTTATAGTTTGTCCTCCTATGAAATCTCCAATAGTAGCTTTTACAATCTTTCCACCTTTAGCATTCTTTTTAACATTTGCAGGAGGGGTTTCATATGGAAAATCAGCTTTAGCTAATTTCTTATATGACTTGAGTCCTCCAGGTTGAGATGCTTGAGTTTCAAGGATTTGAGGAATAGTAGGTCTCTGTCCAAATTGAAATCCTGGAACTTGATTATACCATTTAAGAATATTGCTATAATCGCTAGGACTAGTAGATGGATCTTTAAGTATTTTACCAGTGGTGGGATCAAAATGTTTACTATATTCCATTCTATCAAACTGAGGACCCACTCTCATAGAATCCTCATATGCCTGATTGAAAGCTGGTTTATCCCAACCTCGTCCTTGAAAATCACCACTAACTTTATCCCAATAGGCATTCTTTACATCTCTTGTAATATCTCCACTTCCACCATTGGTTGAATTAGTGGCTTGTCTGAGTTCACTTCTAGGATGAGCGTTACATGAAAATTCTGCATTAGCAGCTCTTAAAGTTCTTCCATCTTGGGATTTAGGAATAGCTGCACCAAGTCTGGCTTTATTAAACTCTTTTCCATGAGCTTTCTTAAAAGCAGCTTCTGTAGGATATTTAGAATAAAATTCCTTTTCAGTTTTAACACCAGCGATTTTGAGCAATTGTGCTTTCATATTATTGATATTTATCTAGCCATCCACCATTTTTGGCTTTTGGTTTATTATAGTTTGTAAAATTTGTAAGCTGATCTAACTTTTTCAATTGTCCTCTATCTTGTGCAGATGTACTTCCACCATTCTTTTGTTTAGGAATAGGATAATTTCTATTAATATAATTATATTGATCATTTAATTTTTGTTCATAGTCTGATGCTGATGCATATCTTGAACCTTTCTTATTAACATAATTATTAATAAGTTCTTTAACATTCCAATTTGCAGAAGGAAGATAGTCTGATCCTAATGTATTTAGATAATCTGCAATTCCTTCCTTTGGAGAATGATATACCTTTTTTGTTCCCGTATCATATTCTCTTACATTAAATGGATTATTTTCTCCTGGTTTTCCTGCTCTTCCATAAAGTCCTAAATGAGTTTCTGTTTGTCCTTGTGTTAACATGAGTTTGGCTAAATCTTCAGGATTAATCTGAGGATGTTGTTTTACAAAATCCATAAAAGGAACTGCTAAGTCTTCACCCTTTAACTTAGTACCTTCAAATATAGGTCTATTTATGTAACTATTAAAATAATCTGTATATTTTTGAGTATCTTTAGTAGCCTTTCCTCTTTCATAATCCTCACGTAATGATTGAAAAAATCCTTTTTGTGCTACAGGATATTCCTTTACCTTTTTACCCTTGAATTTATAATCCTTTCCAGGTTCCATGTATTTAACATCCCCTTTGTCTGATATTCCTATAAGAGGTTGATTTACACCTTGCATTGTTATATCTGGAGAACCTATTTCTACAGTCTTCCCCCAATTATCTGGATTCCAATATCCATTATTATCTTTAATTACTCCGCCTTGTTTATATTGTTTAATTCCATAATGCGGAAGTAGTAAACTATTTTCTTTTAAAAAAGGTCTTTGTATATTTTTTGGAATAATTCCTCTTTTTATTTGTTCATCAATTTCTGAATTTAAATATTTTGCAATATCTTCTTTACTATAATCAAATCCCGATAAAAAACCACTTGTGTTCATTGGTTTATATCCAAAAAATTGAGGAGCTCCTTTATCATATTTAAATACTTGTTTTAATTGAGGAAGATATGAACTATGTGATGTGTTTGTACTTCCTGTAAATACATCTCCAGATTGAATTCCTTCTGGTGCAAAGTTAACTGTTTTAGAAACATTTTTTAAATTGCCTGATCTTGATAAATAAAGACTTGGAACTTTTTCTTGAATCTTTCCACTATAATATGGATAACTTTGTGTTTTATTAATTAAAAAATTTTGAGCTTTATTTTCAAGGTTATTTGTTCCAGAAATAATATCTTGTTTTAATTGTTCAGGTAAAGATATTGTAGGACGTTCCATTCCTGGAATTAATGTTCTTCCTCTTCTTGGTTCAGTTAAAGTACGGTATTCAGGAGGAGGTGGTAATTGATTAAATTGATTACTGAAATCATCAAGTATATCTTGAATTCTTTGAGATCTTATATTAATATTTTCATAATCAGGTCTATAACTATTAGATATATAATTTCCATTTACATCTGTAGCTCCTCCAACAATATCAACATCACTTCCACGTAAATCATTCAATCTATCAATTGCCATATCTGAATAAGATCTATAAGGTTGCGTAGCAATATCATCTGCTCCTAATCCCATTTGCTCTAAAGCAATGTTTTGTTCTTCTTCAAAACCATTTATTGTTCTAGCGGTGGAATTTCTTGAAGGTCTACGTAAATTAATTGTACCACTTGATTCGCCAACTTGTTGACCAAATCCTGTATCTAGCAAATTTTGAGCTTCTTCTCTAGATTTACCAAATACTTTTTGAAAATGTTCTTCAGGAAGATTATTTTCTAAACCATATTTCATTTGTTCAGCATATTGTACATTAGTTGCTCTAAGTCTTCCTATTTCTTGAACTTGTCTAAGAGCTTTAACATCTTGAGCTCCCATTCTTGGAATGTCTTTATTTAAAGGAATACCTCCAATTCTTCCCATTGCTTCTTTTATACTTTCGGCTCTTGGAATATCATATGCTGTTTTTAAAATATTTTTTGTAGTAGGAGAATTAACAACTTGGTTAACATCTTCCATTACACTAGGAAATCCTTTAGATACTCCATGTAAAAATGGAAATATATCTAATGCCGTTGCTCCTGTTTGTAAAGCAGCATTTCCTATATTATCCCATGTAGGGGTATTGTAAGCATTTTTTATTGAATTTCCTGTATTAGGAAGATTCTTAATCCCTTCATAAGCAAATCCTGCATTAAGAAGATTACCTGCGGTAAGTCCAGATATACCTGCAATATCAGTAGTTAATGCTGGAGCTATAAAAGGAAGAGCAGCAGCACCTTCTACAATAGCTGCAGGAGCTAATGTACCAATTGCTAAATTTCTTGCAAATTCTAATTGTTTTCTTTTATTTATATTTGCTTGACTTTGTGGATCTTTTTCAATTATATTTAAATAAGGATCTATTTTTTTACCATAATTTATTCCTTTAATAATAGATTTATTTGATTGTTTTAATTGAGGTTGTTCTTTGTTTAATTCTTGTTTACGAACATTGCTTCTTGCATATTCATCAATTTTTTCTTGTTCATCAAGTACATTTATAGAAGGTGGACGATATGTAGCATCTACTCCTTGTCTATATGGAGGCTGTGCAAGTTTAGAATAATCAATAGCAGGAACATAAGCTGGAGTGGTGGGTGGAGTAGTAGTTTGTTGATTAGGAGTTTTCTTTTTATGAATTGTTCCATTCTGAGCACTAGCTAATGTTTTCTTAGCATGTGGACCGTTGGAAGGAGCTCCTGTACGTGCGTATGTAAATCCTACAGAACCAGGAATATTACCACCCATTGCTTTTTTATCAATAGACTTATATTTCTGCATAACAGGTGTTCCTTTTAATACACCTGTTCCCATTTTATATCCACTCTTATCATTTGTAGATCTAGCAAACCATGTACCTTGTTCTTTAGGAAACTGTATACCTGTATTAGTTTCTCTAGCATAATCTTCAGCTCCATCACCAAGATCAACCAATTGACCATTCATATTTACTATACTAGGAAATACATAACCTTGATTATCATCACCCATTAGATGAGTGCTAGAATATTTTTCTCCAGGAACCATTACAGCTTTTGGATTAGCATCATACAATCTCTTTACCCAATCAAGATGTTTATTTGCATTTAATGCACTATCTACATATCCTCTTTTATTTGTAGTCCAAAGACCATTCTGAGCTTTAGGAACACTAGGTGAATCATTTTTACTTATACTATTAAGTAAATCTAATATCTGATCATCTGAATATATTGTTTTTAAATCATCTAAACCAGCATATTTAATCTTATCTAATTGTTCTTTAGTAATCTTGTCTTTCATAGGATTATATATATTGTTATCCTGTGAAAATTCTCTTATACTCATTAGCCTAGCTCTTGTTTCTGATGGAATTGCAACATATTTTCCAAAATCACTTGTTGGCTTTGCATATTGTGATATTTTATTTATATCAGATATTGGAATTCCAATTCCTCTACTATCAGTAATATGTGATAATTCATGTTGAAGTGTATACTTCAAATCTGAATTATTAATACTATTTTTATTAATATTCATAATCTGATTGATTCCACTGCCAGAAGAAACCTGAGCATTTGTTATATAATCATCATTGTCTAGTTTTATATTAGGAATATCTTTTATATCATAAGTATAATTTTTATTACTATGCTTTCTAACATATTTAACTGATAGATCAGGATAAGTTGTAGTATTACCACTTGTTTTTAGCATACTTTTATACTGTGGTGATTGCATCCAATCATTTCTAAATTTTTCAGCATCATCTACAGATGTCTGTATGCTACTTATGTTAGCAGATGTCCCTCCATGTTGTAATTTAGGTTTTGTTTTAAATTGTGAGGAATAGACATTTCCTCCTTCTTGAAACTGTCCACCCCACGCAGGAGAATAGTTTCTACCTTGTGTGTTATTACCCATTCCTACAAATCCTTCAGGTAGAGAAACAGAAGAATCATTATAGTTCTCTTGGATATATCCACCATCATCATATTTATCTAACCATTTTTCCATTATATATAAGAGATTTGAGATGATGCAATAGTAAATTGACTCACAAGATGAGCATCAGAACGATTGTCTAAAATATGACGTATTTTCAAATCTTTAGCCCTCAGTGTATCTTTCTTAAAAGATCGCTTACCATAATCCATATTAGCCTGATTTACAAGCTTATCTATAGAAAGACTCTTACAACTTGTTAAAAATAGAGGTAGAGACTTACTTTTAATTAAACTCCAGAAGGTGTTATATTGATAGAAGTTATCAGCTTTTGTAAATGTAATTGTCTTACTATCAACGTTATATAAAGGATACTTCAAGTATTCCTTTAGATTATGAAGAGGTTTTGGAACTAACTCTAACACACCTGTAGACTGTTGACCATTATATAAAATAGCTTTGTTAAACCATCTATCATCTGTTTCTACTCTATCATTATAATTAAATACACCCTCTCCATTTTGCCAATATCTATAAGCCTTAGTGTAGTCTTTTACATTCTGAAGGATTTCATCCTGATATTGATATGAGAAAGGATACTCAATTATGTAAGGTTCTATGTTTCCATAGAAGTAATTATATATCTCAGGATTGGTTAAATGTCTCCATAATGAAGGAGTATTGAGTGGTCTATATCTTATTGCTGCTAATTCTTCTTTTGTTATTGTAGAGATTGATATATATTTAGTTAGATTACAGTCTCCTGTAGATGTGACAATGATTACAGAGGCAGTATCAGCAACAACATAACTTATTCCCGATATAAGAGATGATTTAGGAACATCTGTTCCAAGAATTTCTCCTAGATTATCAGAAATATTAAATGGACCAGTAACTCTATTACCAGACATTGTTAGTCGTATGATTACTATTTTTGACATATTAAGGTGCTGCTGTTGTTGTTGTGGTGGTAGTTGTTAAAGCACAATCTATTGATACTGAATATGTTGTAGTTAATAGAAATGTTTGTGGAACAGATGGGGTAGAAGTTTGTCCATATCCATCGTCACAAGTTAGTAACATTGTAAATCCATCATATGTATAGTTTCCTAAAGGAACAGTTATACTTGCAAAAGTATCTATTGCTAATAATGAATATGGAGTGGCTGTATCTGTATTTGTGAATGTAGCAGTACCTCCACCACCAGGAACAATATGTAATTCAAGAGTTCCTGTAGGTCCACTTGTTGTTGTTGTAGTTGTTGTAGTGGGAGTGATATCAAATGCTGTTCCCTCTATTGTACAAAATTCTTCAAGAGCTGTTCCCACTAACCCACAATCAATAGTGGTGGTGGTAGTGGTGGTTGTTGGTTCAGGAGGACGACATCCTAAACAAAATGTTGTAGTGGTGGTGGTGGTAGAAGGAATCTCTGTAGCAGCGATTAATTCTAAATCACATCCACCATTAAGTCCTGAATAGAAGAAATTGTTTTCACCTATATAGAAATTAGGAATATAGCTATGAAAACTTATCCAACTCTGAGTGTTTACATTATAAGATAGAGTCCATGACTTATTACAGAAATATTTCTCATCTGTTAAATATACTATTTCACGAACAACTAAAGGATCACGTGGTGTAGAAGTAGTGGATGTAGTGGTGGTTGTTGTACCCCCACATGTATTTCCTAATTCAACGGTTACAAATGGAGTGGTAATTATTGAATTCTCTAATGCAAAAATAACAATACATTCATCTGGTGCAATAGGAATAGTTATAGGATTTGCATCACAGTTTAAATATGTACAAGAAAAATCTCCAAGATCATCTGGACCACGTACTGTATATTCTATACAAGGAATAGAAATTGTTGAATTTTGATGATAGGTTCTGTTAATATAAAACTCTCTAGTGAGGGAATCATATTTAATATCTTTATCTAAAGGAATATAGTCTAATTTAGATATAATCACCCTATCATATTTAGAATCATATACACCATGTAATCCTATACCAGTAAAGTTATTATCAGCATCTACATCTGGAAAATATCTAAGAATTTCAAATGCTAAATGGTCAGTGAAGAATCTATTAAGTCCTGAACCAAACCCTGATAGGTCTGTAGCCTGATTACCAGCAATAAGAAATACCTGTCCTCTTTTAGCATCAATTGTAATCTGTCCCTGAGGAATCTTCAAAAGGAATTTATTCTGGCTTCCTACATATCCTAAATCTGTTTCAGCAAAATCAATGGGAGGGGCAGCTTTGAATAATGTACTATTGCCAAGATAGGCTGCTTGTGGATTGCTAGTTTGGATAGTGAGCATTGTATTATATAGGAGAGATTTATTCTCAAACCTAGCTAATACAGCTTTGTTCTGAATACCGTCTAAACTTGTAAGTTTACCAAAGTTTTGAGGAAAATCAAAATATGATAGTGCACCATAACTCAACCAATTATTCACCTTGTTACTAGGATCACTACTCTGTTCATCAGAATAGATTGCTTTGAAAGGGAAGTTTGTAAAACACAATTGAGCTTTCCAATCTGTAGGAAGATGACTAAAGAAGTTCTCTTTATTCTGCTTACTATATGTAATATTATATGTATAGGTATTATCAAATGCTATTGATACATAACTTTCTTGTACCCAATCATCAGGAATAGTGGTGGAAACTCTAGGGAAAAAGTCACCATCCTTATTATTAAACGCCTGACGTAAATCAACATTTATACTAGACTCACAATAGAAATTAGGAATACCATAGGCAAACATATACATCTTTCCATCATAATAGGTTCTATTAGAATTTACTATTGGAGGAACTGATGTAGGACTTGGTTTAGGAAGTTGACTATTAGGACAGTCAAAATTATGAGCTTTTGTAGAAAAGAAGTTCTGTAGATTGATATGAGGAGATGCTGCAAGATTTTTATAATTAGTTAATACAGACCTTGAAGAGAACCAGTATTTTGGAAATCCAACATTACCAATCTCATCATAGAATATATCACTATCATCAGGAGCTCCCACTCTATTATCAATAAAGAAAGGAATCTTAGTTTTAAAAGCAAATCTATTAATAAAGGTGTCTCCTCCAAAGATTGTAGCAATTGAAGGTTGTCCCATTAATATATTATTAGTTTCAATATTTCTTTGAAATCCTGTATCAATTGTGGGATAAGAGTATATCTGTCCCCACTGATTCACAAAATCGTTCTTCAAAGAGGCATAATAGGAAACTACTGTTATATCTTCCTGTTTAGTAGGAAATGCACAATCGTTCTTTTGAGAAATAGTAAATCGTGAATTGTCAGTGATGTAACTATTTGTTCCTGAAGAGATTAAACTAGGAGTTTGACTTGGGAAAGGTAGTGCTGTATAAGGATTTCCAAATCTTGAAGACATGGTTTTAAGATATACAGAAGATTCTCTCTGATAGTTATTGATACTAATTGATTCTCCTACAGATTGAAATCCTGGTATAAGATATTGACAGTAGTCTAGTTCTCTTTGTTTGATTCCTAGATTATTATCTATATCAGCATTATATGAATAATTGGCTATAGAGTTAAATGAGTAGGCATAATTCCTTCTTGGAATACCAGTAAGATATATTTGTAAATAGGTTTGATATGCTGTAAATAGAACATTTACATCATAAGGAGCTGTAATGTTAGCTATATCAAAACTAGAATTCATCGCATCTTGTTGAGCATCAAGACTTAACAGCTTATATAAAGCATTCTTTCTCACCTCTACAAAATGAGCCTTACCAGCACCAAATATAGCACTTTCTAATTTAAGAACATTTCCTAAAACAGGATTACCAAATGATGTTTCGGGAGAGTTGAATATTTGTCTATATCGTATATCTTTAAGAGGATCATTATCTATTACAAATCCATTAAGAGGAGCAGGATAGCAAGTTATATTTATAGAAGGACTGTTATTTACAATAGAGTAGGAAGTAACATTTGGATTCTGAAACAATACTTTAGGAAGAGGAGTGCTATAAGTAGACGCAGCACAAATATTTCGAGGAGCTCCTGTATAAACTATAACACCTACATTACTTCCTGTTATACAATCTGCATATTGAAAACTAATCCATCCACCAACTCCCTCTACTGTTAGAGTATAATTAGTAGGACTAGATAGTAATACAGATGTAGCAACACTTGATACAGGAACAGTAATTGAACATTGTGAGAATACATCTCCCGATACTACATTCTTTCTAACTAAAATGTTTGTATTACAATCTGTATACTCAATAAAGCCAGTTGCTGTTGCTGTAACTGTATAAGTATTACATTGTGAGTTATATGCATTGTTTTGTTCAAGAAGAAATACATCTTCTTTTAAGTCATTGTAGGGATAATTGGGATAATAGTAATAAGTACTATCTGGATCATTTATCTTATCTCTTGTGTATTTACCTACATTTCTTAAAATACCTTTAGCTACAATTGACTTATTTGTAGCTCTATCTCCTCTTACAATCTTAAATGCAGATATGTTAGCCTTTTGTTCGTTTGTTAAGTTAGATTGAGCAATTAATTGACCAATCTGTTGAATATTTATCATAACTCCCATTGGAAAAATAGCATCATCTATCATAACAGGACGATAGGTTCCATCAGAATTCTTTGTAATAAGAGGTGTTTCAAATATAGGACTAACCCTTACATCTGGAAACTTATGATGACGAATAGGTTGGTCTGCAAGTTCTCCCCATATCTCTACATTACAAGGATAGGTTTCTATAGATTCCCAATATGCAAACTGTCCATATTGATAAGGTCCTTTATAAGAAGCATCTCCTGGAATATATTCAGGAGAATAACCTGTTACAGAGCCTGTATTATATATTTTCCAATAAGGACTTGAATTAGTGATGGGATCAGGTTCTCCAATAAAATCAGGATTAGTTACAGGAACATCAAGCTGAGAGATTTCATTATATCCAATAGCCCTACCAGGAATATGAAAACCATCTGTCTGTTTACCATTCTTTAGCATAAACACTATCTCAAATGCATATACCTCATCACGTAGATATCCACGTAGGTTTGTAGCATTTAATTCATCTGCATAGGTTTCTGTTGAAGGAATCCTATGTGTTTGCCAATTAAAAGATATCTCATTTGCAATCTGTTGATAGTTAATTCTATCTATAGATGTAAGATTATCCCACACAAGGATGTCTTGTACAGTGGTGATATCTTGAGCTATTTCATAAAAAGGATATTTCTCAAATACATCATTGATTGTGAGGTTGATTTGAGTTTGATTTTGTCCTGTATAGGTAATTTGTCTATTAGACCTATCTATAAAATATGTACCAATAAGTTCTACAGAGGCAATATCATTTATTGTCTTAATTACAGCTAGATTGAAATACTGAAACTGTCCTGTGATATCAAGATTGGTGATGTTTAAAACTATTGACTTACCCACCTCATAATTAAAACTTGTTGTAATTATATGTGTATTAGCAATAGGAGTGGGATTTGTTACAGAATAATATGATGTATAAGGATTGCCTATAGCATCAGAATATTGAATAGTGAACTGATATGTACCAGCTAATAGTGCACCACCATTAGTTATGTCTGTCACCTCCAATAGAGGAATTTCAAAATTAGGTTGTAATTTTAATTGATTACAATCAACTTCATCTGAATATATTGGATCACACAATGTGCTTCCTGGTTTGAGAATTCTAGGAATATTATCTAAATCAAGATAACGTCTAGGATTAATACCATCTGTCCAATAAATTTCTGTAGTGCAGTTTGTAATTTTATGTACTATCTTTGGGATAGGATAATGAATGTTGAAGTTTAAACAAGGAGCCTCAATATAAATCCTATATATACAATCATTATTGTCCATATATCCTATTTGGGAATTCCCTGTTATAGGATTAGCCAAAAAGAATATGTGTTTGTTTTTCTCAGCAATAAGGTGTTTACCAATTAGTTGATAATCTGTAGGAAACTGTAAACACAATTCATTACCTGACTCATTCTGATAGTTAACAGAATTAGCATCAAAGTTCTCTACAGCAGCATTTAATGCATACGACAGTTTACCTTTAGGAATCTGAGATACAGATTGATCTAAATTTAACCCTGTTGTTGCAGTGTTATATTCTGGTTTTACATTACTTTGAGGTGCTTGTGTATTATCAGCCATTGTCTATATTAATTATTACGTCTCCAGCCATACCTATTTGTACGATTTGGAAGTTCATACATATTATTTCTATTCAAGTCATTCTTTATTCTTCTTTGTTTAGTATGAACGTCTTGTTTTTTTATTTCGATATCTGCCATAATAAATGCCTCATCTGCTAATTGTTTATAATAAACAAGCTTCTGTTGTATCTGTTGGAATGTTTCATCGTTTATTTGATTAGACAGAGTTTCAAACATCTTATATTTAATGAATGCTTCAATAAACTCTCTAATACGATAATTGTCAGGAATCATCTGATTTCCACTATTATCATATTCTGTAGCATAGAAAACTAAATGAACTATACCACATCTAAAATTTGTAACAAATTTATTATCTCTTATGTCAAATGAGTCATAGCTTGCAGCCCCTGGTGTAAATTCATGAATTGCAGGAGGAATATTTTGGAATCTCCAAGCATTATTATATTCAACATCACAATTACTTCTTGCAGAGATGTTTCCTGGTTTGAGTAGGTATTCCTGCTTATAAGATCTTCCTGCTTGTTGATTGGTCTTATACACAGCAGGGATTATTTCAGGAAGACAATCACATTCACAACCTGATTGATTACATACAGAACATACTTCTCCACCCACTGTCATAGGACTAACCTGAATAGTGGTTTGAGAATCAGCTTGTGAATAAAATGAATTAGCAGTTTGATAGGGATATTGAGGGATTTCTGTACACATCCAAGCTTCTCTTACAGCAAAGAAGTTATCTGGAAGTCTTGCTTGAAAGTCTTCTATATACAGAGGTTCCTCAGAAATGACATAAGATGACCTTCCTAATTTCCTTAAACACTTATCTACATAAGTGGGAAACATAAGGTCATCAATAGCACCAGTATCAAAATAGCTTTTAAATTCTTCCTTTATAGTAGAATAAACTATCTCTGGTGTTGTAAAATTGTATTGATAATAGTATGACATTTAAGTTATTTTTTCCATTCGTTGTACAAATGTTGGTATGTTTCATTGGTATTTAGATAGTGGGATAATAGTCTAGATGTGGTGCGTGAGGGCTTGAAATACCAAAGATCAGTGTTCTTAAGCCTAGCTGTATCTTTGAACCACATCCATCCGAAGAAATATCCTTCTGTATGGTAGTTAAAATTGTAGATGATTTTACCCTTTTCTTTCGTTCTCTTCCAATCTACAGGAAGATTGATAAAGTCTCTACCATCCTTTGTCTTTACCTTTCTTCTCTTTTTCTTATTAATTGAGAACTGACCAAATCCATAAGGAAGTTTTGCCTTCTCTCCTGTTTCAAGAATATATTGTTTGTAAGACTCAATATAGGAATATATAATATTTCTCCACTCATCAAAGGTTAATTTTATTGAGGGATGTTTCTTACAGAACTGTATATAGTTTTCTTTACTTGAAGATCTCCAATCAACCTTTACACGCATTAATTTGTTGGTTTTGTATTAGGTGCTTGACCATCTACACCATCTTCACCCATGTCAGTTTTAATTCTGAAATAAGTTTCTAATAGTTTTTTAGATGTTAGTTCAAGAACTTGTTTTTCTAGATAACCTGGAAGAGCAAAAGTTTTATCTAAAGGATTTATACAATACTCTTCTAGAGTAGGCTCATGTCCACCACATCCACATTCAGGATACATAACATCATTAGGAATTTCTGTTTCAAAAAACGCAGAAATCCTAATAGCTTGTAATAAGGGATTGGTTACATAGAGATAATCATTCATTATCCAATAATATTCTTCCTTCTTAACAATAGGAAGTTTTAGAAGATTTATGTATCTATTTACTGTTATTTCTTTTAATTTCTTACCAGTTCCACTCATTGCGTTTATTGAATAAACACCCTGAATAATATATTGATAATTGCCTTCAGCTATACGAGGAATCTTATATTTACTTCTTGCGATTGTACAAGGATCTACATAATCACAACATTCAGAAATAGAAACTTCCTCCATTTCCAAACAAGGAATTGAAGTGAACAAAGTACTAGTAGCCCAAAGCTTTCTAAGATTTGTTTCTCTCTTAACTAGTAAGAGTGTATCATTTCTAATTTCAGATGCAATTACTCTATCTGTTATCAAATTATCTGTTGATAACAATTTATGCATTGATCGTATATCTGAAACTAATTTTCTTAAAGTTGACATTATAAACTCTGTTTAAATATATTTGTTAGTCCCTCTTCCTTCTCTATCAAAAATCCTGTTATTTCTGCTCTTGCTCCAACATGTCCATGTTTATCTTCCCATAATCCTTTAGCATTAGATATTGCTGGAAGTTGATAGAACTTAATACCATTAAAGTCTTGACTCACCTCATGATGCTTATCTCCTGTAAAGATGTAAAAGTTCTCATGTGCTGACCAATTCTCTCTATATTCTATTGGAAACATTGCTGCAAGTTTTGCAGGTTTAATAGCATCCCCATGATTGAACATCATTGCAGAATTGCCATAGCTTATGTATTTTCTATATTTAGGAGAAACATCAAATGTCACTTTAGATTCATTCTTGAAATATGCTTGTAACCAAGTTACCAAATGCCATCCTGCATATTCATCATGATTACCTGATACGTAAACAACATTTAAGTTATTTGAGTATTGTAACAATAATGTAATCATCAATATCTCATGATTGCATATGTATTCAAAAGATGTATGATAGGTATGAGTATTGGTCTGAGGAGTACCTTTTGTAGTTGCTCCAGTGAACTCACTATTAAATTCGTCTGAACCAATTATGTAAGTGATGTTATCTAGATTATTTGAAAGGGAAGCTTGTTCTAGAATTATTTCCATTTTATACATTATCTGGGAAAGTCTTTCAGGAATGTTATTATTTCCATCAATATCAAACTTATTCAGATGAGAATCTTGCTTATTAATTATAAGAGAAGCAAACTCTTTATCAAAACTAACTTTAGGAGAAATAACCTTTTGTGCAATTGGAACATATTCTTCTAAGAAGGTGGTAAATGAATCCTGGAACACTTGTTCTGCTGTCTTCTTTCCCAACCAAGCTTTAACTTGCCAATGAGGATTTTGTTTATTTCCCCAATAGTTCTGAACATATTTAGTTATTTCCCATTTCTCTGTATCAATTTTACACTTAATTATCAATTCATCTAGAGTCTTAATTTCCTCTTGACAATTGAACACTAGTTCTGCTACACCCTTTGCAATATCTTCTTCATACCTTAAAATCTGATCTTCAAGTTCACCAATGTAATTTCCACATTCTGCATCATTTTCCACTTGTTCTTTGTTTCTTAGTTCATTTAACAACCCTTCAATTTCATTTTCTGAAATTCCAAGTTTGTCAGCCATAAATTTCTTACTCTTCTTCCAATTTAATAACTTCTGAAGTTGTTCCAACAAGTGTTGATTACTTTGCATAATAGTATAATTTGGTTAAAATTACTGTAAAGATAGGGAATTATTTTGGTATTAACCAAATTATTTTAACTAATTTAATTATATAGTTTAACTAACTTGATTAGAGAGTAAACTAAAACTCCCCAGAGTAGAAACTCTAGGGAGATATCCTGTAAACCAACAAAACAGGATTTTTAATATCATGGAAGAAGCGTAGTGGTAGTGGTAGTGGTTGTAGTATTTACTGATATATCTACATAATTTAGACAAGTACCATCTGAACTAACTCTTACAATTATGGTTCCATTAGGAACTGCATAAGATGTATATCCTGCCACTAAGTCTATTTTAGCTACTCCTGTTTCAAAAGCTGATATATATCCATCTAAATCTGAATATAAATTGAAAGGTCCTGTATCAGCTCCTGCTGTAGTTAGGGTTATTAATACTGTCATAACTTATTGATTATTAAAGAATTGGAATTGTTGTGGTGGTTGTTGTGGTATTTCCTAAAGGATGACATCCTGGAGCTATTACGGTAGCTTGTATTTTAATAGGATCATATAGAATACTTCCCATACATACACATATCTGTACTAAATCATTTCCATACAAAACAATATCATTATGAGTAGTGCCAGTACAATCTCCATATGTATAAAGTTGTGACTGAGCAGTTAAGTTAATCAATAGATACGTTACACAAGGATTACAAAAAAAGGTGGTGGTAGTTGTTGTAGTGGTGGCTGGAGTAAAACAAGCATCACTCACATGAGTAATAACACAACCAATAGCTGTAATCAATCCATTGTGTACACAGAAAGGAAGTATCTCCTGAGGAAGAATGTATCCAGTGATGACAACTAAATCACAATTAGTATAACTATATGGTAAATGAGCTGCATTTATAGGATTTGGATTAAATACAGTATATGTTCCACAATTAGGAGCTATAGTAGTGGTTGTTGTGGTTGTGGTGGTTATTCCAGCATGGATCAAATCACAAATTACAGAATCAATCTTTTCAAGAGATAAGGTTACATCATCGCAAGTATTTATACCTGTACATGGTAGATTGGGTCCTGAATAGAATGTCAGATCTGTATTTGTCTTATGAGCATGACAAGGATCAATTCCACATCCTCTTGGAAATATTGTATTATTACTATTATAACAAGGTGTTCCTGGGTAGCAAGACATATTAAATTAATTTATGGGATGTACATAATGTAGTAACAAGCACATACAGGCTGAGTATTACTATGAGCAAGTCCACCGCCTGTAGAAGAGTTTACTATAGAGATTCCTGTTGTAGTACTTGAAGTACTAACTGCTGCAGGAGCATTAGCACCAGAACCAGTTATTGTACTTGTTGGAGATCCTGTATATCCTTCAGCATTTTGGAATGTATGATGGTGAGGTGGCTCTGTAACTACAGCATTATGTGTATGAGCAGGAATCTGTGTAGCATTTAGTATAATAGAATTAGCACCAGACACATCTCCTACAGCATAGTTAGGATTAAATGCAGAAGAGGCAGGATTCACTGCTGTAGCAAGAGCTCCTCCAGGAACTGTCTGTATTGCACCAACAGGCACACGTCCTCTTTTATCAGGAGTACCATTTAGTCCATTACATAAATAGATTTTATCCCAACCTAATCCAGCTAATCCAGCACCTGTAGCATTAAAATTAGATAATGATCCATAATACTCAACTACAGTATAGGGAATCATCTTTGTATAATACTGACTTGATACAGGAATACTATTAATATATGCAGCAATTAGAGCATCTAAGTCTGCTAATAGAACATAGTTTGTATGTAAGTCTATTGTCAATGCTGCTAAATCAGCAACCACTAAACAAAGTTTTGTAATAACTGCCTGTAATACAGCATGTGTATCAGAAGAAGCTATCACTCCAGAAAGACATCCTACAGTATAATCACCATTTAATGTAAGTAGAGTGGCATCAATTGCATCTATTTGTGTTTGTAAATCACAAGCAGCTTTAATAAGAGCATTGAATAAGTCTACAATAGTAATATCTCCACAAGTAGGCAAATAGTTTTTAACTAAATCACATATAATAGCAGGATCAATATTAGGTTTGATTCCTGTACCATCTAATGTAGAAACTAGAAAGGTAATCAAGGATTGTTCCACTAAGGAAAGACTGTCTCCATTTTGAATTCCAAGAATGGGAACATCTATTCCTGTATATCTAACGCATTGATCAGAAACGATCTCTGCACATCCGTTAAAGCAATTTGAACAAGACATTTTATATTTATTTATAAATTAACAATTTTACTCTACTAGCAATCATACTAACTGTAAAATGACAAGCATAATCTGGATTACACCATTTATAAGTGAGAATCCTTTTATAATTTAATAAGTCAAGTATTACAGCTCCTTGAACTTGACGATTCAATGAGAATATAGTATTATTATATAAGTTATTAGCTAGCTCTAGTAACTTACAATCTATATCAGAAAGTAGTGCTGGAATACTAGCACAGCTTACGCAATCTGTAAGTTTGGGTGATAACATTTTTAATTTTTTTAGTTCCTTTAAGAAGACCATGACAATATGCACATAGTCCATCTATTAATTGACAGCCACATCCGAATGTAGCTCCACATTGTCTACACTTTGCCATTTTAATAAAAGTTTACAAGGTAATTATTACCAGAACATTGACAACCATTTCTCATAAAGTTATTTAACATTTTACTTGCTTGATTGTAAAGTTTGTTAGCTTCTGCGGTTGCACATTTATTTGCAGCAGCAATTGCTCCTTGTATGAAGAAATATATAGATGTAAGGTCAACCTTCTGTTGTGTTTTTATAGCAAGATCACATTCCATCATATCCAATCTCATAAACGCACTATCAAATCTTTCCTGAAGTTGTTCCACTCTAATAATGGTCTTATTTACATAGTTTAGATATGCAGGAGCAACTGAATAGGTCAATTGATATACACCATCAGGAAGAGGCAATAGTGGATCACCCACTGCTGTTATTCCTAAAGATGTAGAATTAAAGATGTTGAAATCGTTTATGTTAAAAGGGAGGATAACACTTCCAAAACCTGGAACTGCTATTTCTATTGAGGGAGAGCTTACAACAGGGGAAGTGGGATAAGTTGATGCATCAGCAATTCCTAATGTTAATGAATTATACGTAGGAATTACTAATATATCTAATTTTAAATCTGCCATGCTGTTTAAAATAAATATGCCAGAGGATTGAGTTTTAATCCTCTCACCTCTGGCATAGGTTATATGATATTGTTTTCCTTCTACTTATTATGGTATAAGGGTTGTAGTGGTAGTAGTGGTTGTACTAGAAGTAGTGGTAGTTGATGTAGTTGTAACACAACTATTATCACTAGCCACAGAACCCAAAGCATTTTCCAAAATTGCTTTCAAAGTTGCGGAAACTGCTTGTGGAACAGCAATGATCACTGTACTATCTTCCATGATATAATCACCCCACTGGTAGGCAGATTTGTCATACTCGTTAAACTTGATGTAGAAGGTATTGTAGGTAGTACCATCTGTTACCCAACTTTCAAAGTTTTCGTTATAACCAACCATCCTATACAGATGTTTCAGGTATCCAGCTTGATAGCTATAGAAATTCTTTTCTAATTGCTTAATCTCATCTGAAGTTCCTAAAGGATAAGAAGCCCTTTGCACAATTACTGGAGTAGCAACAATATTACAATTGTCAGCTACAATAAAATCAGCAGTGGTTGCAGGACCAGAATAAACAAATGTACGGAAGTACATCCTGTCATATTCAAAAGGAAATGCAGCAACATCACAAGGCTGACCGTACTTAGTCAAAGGTTTTGCAGAGATACGTAAAGTTGTACCACCTACATTTGTGAATGTGTAGAATGTGCTAAAACTGATGTTGTCAGGGTTGTTACCTGGAGCATGGGCACTCAGTTTTACAATAAACTGATTGATCAAAGCATTTACATCAACAGTATCACAAGGATCTGCACCACAATCACAACAAGGAGCTTGAACAGTTACACTACGAGTGAAACCATTAAAGTACAAAGTGTCAATGTAGCTAGAATGTGCACGAAGAGTAAGAGTTACAACATCACCACATTTAGCTGTCCAACCACTAACATCAGTGATTTGGGTAGCTGCTGTAGGGCAACCTTTTACTGTATACCATTCGGTAACATTTGATTTACAATTTGCACCAGCTTGACATCCAGCAATTTTGTCTGAACGTTTAGAACCTTGAAGATAGGTATTTACCCTACCTTGAGCAACGTAAAAATAAGGGAAAGAACCAGGGGTATTGGTTGCAGTATAATCGTTACCGAAAATACCAACCTGACCTGCGGTTAAATTCTGCGTAGAGCCAGAGCTAGGAAATGCTACTTGTCCTACTGGAACTACGAAGAGCGTAGTTAATGAAAAATCAGACATTGTTTATCTATTTTAATTGTTAAAAAACTTATTCGTTTGTTTGAATCCTTAATTGTGCAGACTGTACAGCAGAAGCATTCTCGGTATACATTGCTAAATTCTGAACTGTTAAATCAACTAATTCATCCTCTAGGTAATTCTTTAATTCACAATCTTGGTCTATTGAATCTGTACCATCAAACTTTACATATCCAACCTTATCTATATATTTAGGATATCTTATATAGGAAAGATAGAGAGACTTTGGTGTAAAGGTTCCATCTGTAAATATTGATATTTCATCAGATGAAATAAAGTTAAAAGTTTCTTGGTATTCAAAGGAGGGTTTATAGTGATCGTTATTTAAACAAAATTGTAAATCACCATGTTTTGCTAAATCCCTATTGATCCAAATCTTTCTATTTTTACACCTTCCCTTATCAGCAGTTATGTAACTATCTACATAGAACATGTATGCTGGTGTAATTCCCACTAATGAAGAAGTCCACTTATTAAGTTCTGGATTTGTTAATGTGAGAGGCATTGGATGATCTTCATAAGCTTCAATGAACTTCTGTAAATCCTCATATCTCTTTTTGAAAGCATCCAACCCTAGACCAGTATTTGTACTTGTGCCATCAAGTTTTTGCTTTATCAGTTTTATTTGTCCTTCATTAAGAGCTAATATCTTATCTTCTAACTGTATCTGCTGATGTTCATTACTTGATAGCTTATTTAGTTTCTGGTCTATCTTATATAATAAACTGTCTACAGGTATCATACAGAAGCTAATTTTTTAGTTTTTAATTTTTGTTCCAATGTGATGAGCTCATCTTGATGATCTTCATCAGCAAGATATTTAATTAAGTCATCTTCATCTTTTGCCACTTCAAATTCTCCTTCATATACCTTACCACTTGGTTTTAGACGATATACAGAATGGGTGACAGCTTGTTTAACTAAATCTTTAATATGGAGCAAGTTTTCCTTCATATCTGCAAATCTATTGAATACCTCTACAGGATTCAGTCCTTGATATTTGCCATTCTTGAATTCGGTTTGTTTCAGTACATTATCAACTAAATTATACACCACTGCTTCTTTAGTATTATCTGTTACAGGAAGTCCTAATAACCTAGCTACTTTTTTCTTCTTATCAGGAGTCATAGAGTCAAACTTAACAATAGACTTATTAATAAGTTGTTTCTTTTTGAACAGCACTGCATTTTCAATCTCATCATCAGCTACATAGAACTGAGTATCAGCAGGATATTCACCACGCTCCCATGCTTGATAGCTAGAAGCAATTGTTGGATGAACACGCAACCAAGAGAAAGCTAGTTCTTGAAAGGATTGGTTTAAATCATAATAATTATCACCATCCATTAGTTTAACTGGCTGAACATGCATTACATCATCAGTGGATGTAGACAATCCATAGTTCCAGAATTTAGAACGAGGACTTAAATCAATATCACCTAATGCACCCTCTAATTTAAGTTTAAGTGCTGTTACACGTTCAATCTCCATCTCTTGTTCTAAAGGATCTTGTATTCTGCGAATATATGCAGCTAGAGGATCTAGTCCTGTTCTATACTGACCATCAAGTTCCTTATATGGATATTTAAAAACTCCTGTACCAGGAATCCTTGTCATACCTTTCATTGATAATCCTCCTTGCATTGTCTGCAATTGAGAATTGTTATACTCTTTTTTTAATGTAGAGATTTTGCCTATCTTGCCCATAATGTAGTTGTTTTATTTGGTTTTAATTTGCAGAGTGTTTCCATCGAAGGAGATGCAACTGACATTTAATCAATCCATCACTCTGTGTGAGAAGACTCCCCTAGCTTTGAAGGCTAGGGGGTAATTCTTCTCGGAAGGAATATTAGAATTGTGGAATCTCTTCGATCAATACTGTACGAGACAGATCTTCGATAAATACATCACAACGGTCTTTCATCCAAATTTCATATCCAGGGAATTTGTTAGCAGAGCTCATACCTTGAGACTTAGCAAAGCCTAAGTGGTGACGAGTTCCATCAATATATCCCCAAGTCATAGAAGGAGCACCTTTCATCCTCACTTCACGAATGTTATTAACCATAGAACCATCGCTCATAGGACTAACATCAAACACCATGAATACAGGAGTAGATTTCTTGTTCTGACCAAATTCTAAGTTAGATTGTGGCAGATCAAGTTCTTTCAAGTGAATCAGTTCAACACGACCTGTCTCACGTGTAACCATTGCATCGAATGCAAAGTTGTAAGTGATGTGTTGACCTTCTCCTTGCATGTAACGATTTCCGCTATCAGCCATGAAAGTAAGACCACTGTTTAAAGCGTCATTCTTTAAAGCTTGTTGGAATACGTCAAACCCAGCTTCATTGGTATACATTTTAACCCTACGATCTTTAACATCTACCCTACGATAGAACAGATCTCCAAATACTGAACGGATTAAGTTAGCAGTGAATTCACCACGATTGTATTGTACCAAGTTACCATTGTTACGCATCCTGTGATAAACACCAGCAGATGTACGTTTCAGTTCTTGCTTAGAACCATTAGTTTTAACTGTACCTGGTTTGCTCCAGATCATACGTTTAACTTTCAGTTCAAGCATTGATTTACGCATCCAAAACTCAATGAACGGTTCCCATTTAACATCATTACGAGTTAAAGGTAATTGGTTCCTACGTTGTGGAGCATATACCAAGATATCTAAAGGTTTGCCTGAAGCATCCCTCATCATTTTATCATCAGCCCATTCGGTGATTTTGTGCTCATAACCATATGCAGAACCCAAAGATTCAAACATTGTGATTTGCTCACCCAAACGAGGAAGACCTAACAGATCCTGATCGAATTCACCGATAGCAGCATCAACCAATTCCATTTCAATACCTGTTTGTAAGAAGGTAGAAGTTACGAAATCTACAGTGGGATTATCAGTTACCAAAGTGAACAGATACAAGAAACCCATGTTCCAAGGAGCAGGATCTTTAACCACGTAGAAACGAGGACCATATTGACGAGAACCTACAGAAACAATAGCATTCTTAGAGAACTCATTAGTATCTAAAACAAGAGCAAACTCTTGTCCATCAATACCAGGTTTGTTCAAAGCAGCAGTGCTGTCTGGAATGTCAATGATCTTAGGGAATTTGTAAGGAACCTGAACTTGCCATTTCCAAGCATCACTATTATTATCAATGTAATAAGGTGTGCTCTTGTTGATCATGTCCAAGAAATCATTACTATACAAAGAACTCTGAGTGTACAGACTGATGATTTTCTTATCATAGTCAGCAGGTTCTGTGGAGTGAAAAGACTCCAAGTGATTAGAGTCGGTGAGTTTTCCTACAGCACGTTTGTCCATAGAAGCTACCCTTGCGTACGTAAAACCAGTTAATCCTGGGAGTGTTTGAATTGCCATTTTGTTATTCTTTTAAATTATTATTTAAAGTTATTGAAACCATGAAGATGCTTTTTGTGAAGAGGAAGACTTTGCACCACTTTTGGTTACTTGTCTTGCCACCTCACTAAACAGTTGATCTGATTTCTTACTGATTCCGCTTTTTTGAATTGTAGACAGGGTTGGATCTTTTTCCAAGATCTTGAGTAGAAGACCAACCTTCACCTTAAGTTCATGGTTTTCAGGTCTCTTTAACTCCAGAATAGTACGATCAAAATCGGTGATGGTTTCACCAGAAGCTGTTTTGTACTTATCTACCAGCAGGAAATCTTGTAGTTCAGATGCTAGTTTGGGGTTAATAGGAATACCATCAAACTCTTTTGCCTTCAGTTTATCTTGCAAAACTGTTTGGACATTCTGTATGTATTGTTGCTTAATAGATTGCTTTTGTTGCAATTGCTGTTCAGCTTGTTGTTCTAAATATTGTAATTTAGCTGCTTCCTTTTTAACCAATACCTTATGGTGTTTGGTTGCTACGCTTTCTAAATCACCATAGTTCTTTAGTCTTTCGACTTCACTCTCAACATCTTCTGGTTCAAAACCTTGATCTGTGAGAGCTTGTTTAATTACTGAAATTTGATTGCTTTCAGTAGAAAGATCTAATTCAGAGAACTTTATTATATTATTATATGTACCGAAATATTCTTTAGGATCAGCTCCTTTTACAAATATGGCATCAAATGCTTGTTGATAATCTTCTCCAAACTGTCCAATGAAGTTATTCACTACCTCAATAGCTCCTTTCTTCTTTTCAGCTTGAAACCTTTCAAGGAATTCTTCGGGAGTGGAGATGGGTACATCTTCTTCTCCATCCTCTTTAGAAAATACACCTAGTTTAAATAGGTCATTAGAGAGAGCAGTAAATCTACTAACTTCTTCTGTTTCAACCTCTTCTGTTTCTTCAGAAGCTTTTACAGTCTTCTTAGGAGCAGTCTCTTCTTCTTCACCATCTTCTTCCTTACCATCTTCTAAGAAATCTGTTAATGATGTATCTGGTGCTTCTTCCTTAGGAATTTTACCATCAGCCATAGTTTCTCCTACAGTTTTAGCAGCAGGTTGTTTCTTAGCAGGAGGAGGATCGGTCTCAGGTTTAATCACTTCAATATCGTCAGGACCTGAAGTAGAGGTTTCTGGAGCTAAAAGATCATTAAGAAGTTCAGCGTTTCCCATTCCCATTTCCATAGTATTCTCAATACTAAAGTTTCCCATTGAAGGGGTATCAAAATTTTCAGCCATAATGTAGTTATATTTATTTGGTTTTCAATGTAAAAGTATATTATATTATATTCATAACAAAGAGATGTAATACTATATACATGATTTTTCTGAATAATATAGCATTAATGTTTTTTACTCTAATTAATTTCGTTTATTCTTTGAACACTGTGTACACTTTAGTAGTGACAATTCTACCAAAATACACCTTATAGATATTGATTCCCATATCATCACATTCCTTTTTCAAGGCATTCTTGATAGCAGTGAGAGTAGACTTTTTCTTAATTGCCTCCCATTCACAATCACTTAAATAGTCTGCTATGATTCCACGTGAAACATCATGTAGGTTACTAGCAGCTTCATTCATATCAACTAGATATTTCTTACCATCCATTATATCAAACTTAACAATAGGCTCAACGCTAACTTGCTTATTATCAATTGTTGTAATATCAATAGGAGAAACATGGAAGGTGTCCACTGTACAAATAGTAGTGTGCACCTCGTCTATAAAAGGAAATTTCCAATTTAATCCCACCTTTAAGTTTCTCCTATAATGTCCCATTCTTAATAGAACACCCACCTCATAACACCTAAGAATAATAAATGGAGAGAGATAGTCTCTCCATAAATTACCTATCCACTCAAATAGTCTAATTAAACTTTCCATATAGAATTATTTAGATTTTTTAGCTCTTCCTTTCGCATTCTCTTTCGCAACAGCTAAATCGTTTGCTTGGTTTTCTCTAGCCACTTGAAGCTTCTCTCTTTCTATTGCCATCTTATCAGATGCTTGTTTATTCTTTGACTGTATGTCAGCAAGTTTTAATTCATAATCCTTGGCAGCTTTAGTTTGTTCATGAGATAACTTGCTGATTTCCAATGCATCAGGTACAGTATTCTGATTAACATCTGGGAGAGGACCTTTAGATTCTGCTGCAATTATAGCAATCTCTTTCTTATTAATCCTATCCAAATCTTTTTGATAATCATCATGAGCCAATTGTTGTTCGTGTTGTACTTGAGCTTGTTGCATTTGCTCTTGAGCTTGTTGTTCTTGAGCTTGCTGTTGTTGCTCTTGCATCTTCTGTTGTCTTTCCTGCATATCATCTTGTTTCTCTTTCAACACCTTAAACACCTTCTTCATTGATCTCATAGACTTATTACTATATAATTCAATAACATCGTACAATGAACCACCGTTCTGCATAAGAGGTTGTGCAAGTTGACGAATCTCATTAAACATTTGAGTATCTTCAGGTCTATTGGTGAGAAACACTTTTAAGTCCCTGAACTTTAAATCATCACCATTGATTTGAACAAAGGCTGCTTCTCCTTCAGATGTAATGTAGGAAATGGTTGATTGAGGTTTGTTGCTTTCAATATATAAGGCTGCATCAATGATTGCTTGATAGAGTTGTCCCATTACATATTCATGTGCTACAAATAAAGGTTCTGTTTGAGAATAGGATTGTTGAATAGCTGTATTAGTACCTGTAGCTGTTTCACTAGCAGACACTGATCCCAATCTTTGCCTAGACATACCTATTAGTTCCCAACACTCGTTCTTTAATTGTATAGCAAGTTGATAACGAGATTGTATTTCTTGTGTACGTGTAAGGTCAATGTCTCTAAACTGATTAAATGAACTAGGACTTTTTAGATTCTCTGGAGAGTCATCTATAAACATCACCCCTCTATTACGAGCTTCCATTTCCCAAACATCCAGAGCATCTTGTGCATCTCCATCTTTAGGAATAGGTATATGTCTAATAGATGTTAAATATACCTTACCCACTTCTTTCTCAAGGAGTTTGTAAAGCTGATTCATACATACATTATATAATACCTGAAAAGGCTTCATTAAATCTACAAGACTCTTAGCCTCTGTATTCTTCACCTCATGAGTGAGTCCTATAATAGGACAATAGTTCAGGAGGTTGTAAGGTTTAATATGATAGATATCTGGTCCAATCTTAGTTCCTTGATACCATTGATTAATCCATCCCCATTCTATAGACTGTTGTGTAGGAATTGTTCCTGACTTATATCCTTCATCTACAAGAAGAGATTGTTCATTACCCATCTCATCTAGATATATGAGTTTACCAATTTTCTTCTTAGATATCCAATACCCTCTCACCACTACATATTTATATCCAAAGGAAGATACATTAGATGTAAGACCAAGGAAATCCTTAAGTCCATCGTTATTCTCCTTCATCTCAGATTCAATAATCATTCTAGTCTGAAGGACTAAAGGATCATATGTATCATATTGTACTGAATCAATACCTGGAGTTGCATTAGGATTTCCAAGATTGGATTCTCTTACATTAATCAATCCATAATCCTGGAGAGAAGATCTTAAATGGTCTATCTCATCCTTTGTTAAATCAGGGAAGGTTTCAATAATCTCAGAGAGTTCCATCACCTGAACTGTTCCTGCAGCATATGCTCCTTGAGCCCTACCTGTAGGATCAGATATATATTTTCTATCTGGAGTTGTAAGGAACCAAGTGTTTTTTGGATTAGCCACCTCTACATTGAATCCAAGTTTAGAGTTGTCCTCATATATATGATAGAATTCTCTAGCAGTGATTAACACATCACGAAAGGCATCTTCACTCTTTTCCTTCAAATTAAACTCAGCCTTTTGACATGTTAGAATATGGTTAGCCCATTTTTCAGCAGCAGAGGTGTAGTCTTCAATCTCATCTTGTACATCCTGCATTGTAAGCTGTTGTACTTGTTCATCACTTAATTCTTCTCCTTGTATAGCAGCCTTTTCCAGAATTTTTTTCTTAGCTGTTTCCATTACATATTTCTGAAGAATCTCTGTCTTAAATTGTAACTCGTCAGACTTACTATCATCATCAAATGCCTTAACCCTAAAGGTATCAGGACGCTTGCTGATTTCACCAATCAGTTCATTAATAGGTGTTGTAATAATAGAATAGTGTTTTACGTATGCAGGAAGCTGTAAGTCAGCAGTTAACATATCTGTAAAACTTTTAACTTGAGGTTCCTGATAGAAGTCTTCCATTCTAAGAATACCTTTTACCAAATCATAGTTCTTTACAAATGTATCTCTATTCTTTACATATTCAGCATAAGCTTTATTTGCAAAATAGTCCATTGTATTCTTAACCCAACTTTCGTCTTGCTTTTCCTTATCAGTTTTAAACTGGTCAGGGAATATATTCAAATACGCATAGCGTATTGTAGCATCTTTTGTATATCTTATAATTGCCATTATGTAAACAATTTTCTTTTTTTAGTATTAAATAATCCTCTAGAGTCAGTGAATAATTGATTCTTTTGTTTCTTTGCAAACATTGACTTTACTCTTTCATCACCTGATCCACCAACTCTTCCCATTATAGGATCCATCTTAAGTGCTTGAGCAATAGCTAGTTCTGCTGCTACAATACGGTCAAAGTTACCTTGGTCATTGTATTGTATTAGTTCTTCAAGGAGTAAAGGATCAAACATCTTACTTACACCTGTAACCTCTTTTATTATTTTACCATCATCGTCTTTCTCTGTATATATAATTTCATCCATATACTTCTTCAAGCAATTGTGAAGATAGTCGATTATTTTCTGAGAACTCCTATGTACACCATATTCACGTTTAACAGTGGTGTTAGGTACAATCTCCATAAGCCATTGAGGTTGCTTCTCTAAATAATGAGCATCCCCTTTGGCTTTCATATATTCAATAAATGATATATCATCATTCTCACATAACGTTCTGGCGTTATAATATTTAATAAGTAGACGAGCTTGTTCTTCCCATGTTTCTTTTTTATCAGGACGAGCTACATACGAAGCTACGAACATATCCTGATATTTCTCACCTGTAATATCATGCATTCTTTTATACACATATACAGCTCCTAGAGAAGAACTATATGCTGCCTTTCCTTGTCTATAAGGATCCACTCCAGCTACATATAATCCATATGTAGGATTCTCTATAGGGAATTCATATATAACAACAGGGGCATCCTTTAGATCACTATTCTTTAGAGGGAAGTTTGTAATGGGTTGTTTATCTGTAAACTCATGTCCAATCTTTCCTTCATCATTAAATAATATTACAGGAATACCAGTTCTTTCTTGGTTTAATAGTCTGGTCTTCTGACGTTTAGCAGACTCAATATCAAATATATTTGTATCCTCATTAAGGAATATATCATCCACTTCCTGAGGATAATACATCTTCTCCTTTAAATAGGCAATTCTATCTCCTGCTTTCTTTAATCTTTCTAAATTGTCATTTGTAATCTTCATTGCTTTCTCCTCATTAGACACTAACATCTTTACATTATGCAGATCACTTGTTAGAGGTTCATTTAAGAAAGCTCCTAATGTACTTTCCTCTTTAGCCTCCATGCGATATTTATTCGAAATAAATAAGCCATGAATACGTTTATCATCTTTCTCATTATTATATGTAAGGAAGTTGAAATTATCTACGTCAAACATCAAGGACTTAGCATCCATAAATTTCTTCATATCACCTCCAGTACCTGTAAGGATAGGAGAACAACCCCATCCATATGGTGTTGTAAAACCTGGAACAGAGGCTTGAAAACCTCTAAGGAAACTTCCTTTACCAATCTCATCTATAATTAATTTACGTGGTTTTGTACCAGCAATAGCTTCTTCGTTATTACCTTCATCTAAGTTCCTAATAAGGATCTGAGAGAATGGAATACGTTCTCCTGCTTTTGTTTTAACTCCAAGGGTTACTTGGTTCTTCCAATTATCCTCAATCCTTTGCCACCTCCAATATTCAGGAACAAAGTTAAGTCCCTTATCAAGCTTATCTGTAATCAGTTTTATATCTGGAGCATTTAGTCCAGCAATAATGTTCTGAGAGTTCTCATCAAATGTAGCTCCCCATCCTATATAAGAAGCTTCAATAACACTCTTAGCAAACCTTCGTATACCTAATATTACAAGTCCTTTTTTATCCTGTTGAGCTCTGTCTATTTCATTAGTTACAATCCACTCATTATCACGAAGCAAAGGATTGGCATATTTCTGTGCAATCCTTCCTCTCTCATCAATCACATCCACCTCTGTATGCCAGATGTTTAAATGCCAATAGAGAAAGGGGTTAATATAAACCCCATTCATCATAGCTCCATTTAAACATAGCTCCTTATGAAAATCAAAGAATGATTTATATTCAGAGGACTCCTTATCAGGAATCCTACCCTGATTCATAAACCAGTCTTTATAATCTATACTCTGTAGTTCGTTCATTATTTTCTGTTCTTGATGAAGTCTTCTGCCATTCCTGACAGTCCTCCATTACCTCTCACCTCAATCTTCGATTCCTCTATCCTTCTAAGTTTATCCACCACCTCTAATAGGGCAAGATAGTTCTTCATTGTTTCCTGTACAAACTTGCCTTGTGCCTCAATACTAGCTATCACCATAGGAAGCATTCCTCCTTTTGATGTAGGCTTCCATTCAATCCTATCCTTAAGCTCATGAAGCTGATTAGCTGTCACATATGCTCTCCAGGATGTTAATTGTTCTTCAGCCCAATCGAGTTCTGTATTAATATATGTAGCTTTCTTTATTGCTGCCATGATGACTTGTATTTTTTAAAAGCTTCATCCATCTTATACTTAAGTTCTGTAATATAACTTATACTCTCTCTAATTTTAGATGCATGAGCTTCTATAGTATCTTCAATATTTCCTATCTCTCTTATACAATCTCTCTTCACTCTGAGATATTCATCATAAGAGTATTCCTTTTCTCCAATAAACTCCTGTATAATATCACAACTATTATCTGGATTACAAGGTGGTATGTCATTAGGATCAGTTTCAAAAACTATACCTCCAATAATTTCTACTTTTTTAATAGTCCCCATCTTCTTCTTCTTTTAAAATATTATCTAAATCCATCCCTTCCCTAATGATGTTTTCCAATTCAGAATCATCTGTATGAGGAATATCCATGTCAAGCTTTGCTTTATATTTCTCTAAGGCAAAGGCTAATTCCTTATCTGTAATCCCCCATATGTTTCCATATTCATCCAATATTGTAGATAGATGTCTACCCATATTATATGTAGGATAGCATATATGTAGTTCTTGTAGGAGGTGAAGAATCTTATTGTAGTTGTTTGGTTGTCTGCTCATGTGTATTAAATTATTAAGCCAGAGCCTTGTGCCTTAAGCTTTGCTAGATTAGGTGTTATTACATTCTTTAATAATTCTGCAATCTGTTCATTGGCAGCTAGTAATACATCTTCATTTACATTTGGTGTAGCACATAATGCAGCCAGTTTCTCAATTACAATCCAGGCTTCTACTGATGGGTTCATATAAATTGGTTTAAGTTTTCGTCTGATAGATCTGCAGGAGGATCTTGTTTATCTTCCTCTTTTGCCAGATAGTCTTTTGAATATGTAATAGTTAATGTATCTTGTTCCACATTATTCACTCCTAATATGTCAATATAATCCACACCTTTATTATATATGGCATGGAGCATATCTAGAAGATTGTGTAAAGGAATCTTCATAAGTCGTACATCATAATTATTATCGTTCTCCATTTGTTAATTGTTGTTCTTGTTCTTGTGTCAATTGAGCTTCCCATTTCTTTAAGGGACATTCACACGATAGACATTTTGTTTTAGCTGCCAAGGTACATCCACATTCTACACAATGAATGTCTGGTCTAATTGTTTCATATCCTTTCTTCTTTGCATTAGCTGAATACCTCGGACAAGTTAAACATATGTTAATACGTTCTTGAGCTGTCTTTTCAATCAGCTCCTTCAGATGAGCTGGGGGAATCAAGTTGTTCCTCCATCCCTCGTATATCTGTTTGAAATTCATCTAATTTTGGTTTTAATGTTTCTATACATAAAAGGATGTTATTTAGTTTCACCTGTGTCGAATGTTGCTTCTGTTCTGTAAGGTCGGGTCTTAGAAGAATGTTTTCAAAAACCCTCTTCTGTGATAGCATCTTATCCATCTTCTTATGTGCCTTCTTTATATTAAAAAGGAATTTCCCAAACCCTGCCACCTCAACACTCATATTTGTTCTTAACGCTTCATTAGCAGAACTGAACTGATGCATTATAACAGCATCTAACATCTTCTCTCCCACCATCATTTTGACAGCCATCTTTCTAATAATATAATCCTTAACTGAAAGGCTTATTGGCTTATCCATGTATCAACTTAATTTCTAATGTGACATCCTTGTTGAAATCCAGAATAATAAGACTGTTCACCTTCACCTTTGTACCATCCTTCACTAACACATTGATCTTCTTCAACTTAGAAATGATATTGTTAATTGTTGGAGAGGAGGTGTTATACTTCTTACAAAACTCTTCCCTTATATTAGCATAAGAAATATTCCCTTTAATCGCTGTAAAAGCTACAAGCTGAATCTCCCTCTGTGTCAATTTCAAATTATTAATAGACGAGAGAACAGAATAATACTTCTCACCTATAGCGTATTCATCACCCAATTGCTGTTTAAGGGTCTGTACAATAACTGTTTTAGAAGACATTTCCATATTTAATTTTAACAAAGATAAGACATCTTTTTACATTAACAAATACAAATATTTAAATTATTGCTATATTATGCATTAAATTTCCTTTTCAATACCCACATAACATTTATATAGAGGAACATTTAAAAGCTTATATATCCTTCCCCACCCATCCTACCCCAAAGATATACCCCTTTTATAATACCATCCAAATTTATTTTCCTATAGATGTAGAATAAAACGGGCTAACATAATGTATGTCTTTCATTATCAACCCCTTACATTTAAAATTTTTTTTTAAATACCCCCCATCATTCTATCTATGGGAGAGGAGGTTACTCCATCCCAAGACCCCTCGTAGAGTTTAGACAGTTGGGGCTATTCCCACCTGTTATTAATCATCATTCGTGTTTTCAGGCACGTTAAATACTGTAATCAAATCATATGGCACAGCCAATTAAATTAACAGACACCCTTGTAGACGAAATTAGTATTATTGATACTAATAATAAATACAAGGCTACTACACAGAAAGGTAAAGACGGTAAAACCTTCTCACGTTTTAAGTATGACGGCAAAGTGTTTGCGGTTGATAATGATAGTCCATTTGTGGCTGCATTCAACAACGGTAATGTTGATAGCGTTAAACTTACACAAGGTTCACGTGAGGTTATCACAGTTGACAGTAATGGCGAAGAGACCACTGCAACAGTTGACACATTAGCGTTTGATAGCTTCGTTAGCTTCCAACAAACAGAACGTAGAGCAGAACACAAAGCAAAGATTAAGCGTTACGAACATCTTGCTACAGCACCTGTTACAGACAGCCTGTTAAACGAACTGTTAGCACCATAATCAATCAAAGAGTACACATCGTTTCATTACGGTGTGTGCTCTTTTATTATATATATATGGGTGGGTAATATTGTTACATTAGGGTGGGAAATGGGAATTGTTGTATGTGGCATAGACGCAGATATTGGTGTTAATAGATTGATAATGTGTCAGTTATGCAAAATGAGAAATAATTTAAACCCGGGAATTTAAAAGTTTATACGTTAGTAGTATATAATATATATGTAATGTGTAAGGGTGTATAAACATATATGAATTATTTATATATTAATGAGAGAAATCCTTCATAACTCATTGATTATCAAATAGATCTGAGTGATTGAATGAGGTGGTGTGAACACCCTTTGGACATACGAGCAATAATTAACAACATTCAAAATATGCTGTATAACACACATACATATAGCATTAAAGAGGTATTGTCTCCTTTATAACAGACAAAGATATATTATGAGCAGCACAACATTTAGAATCATTTTCAATGCTAATCAAATAGATTCATCCATCTATCCAGAAGCATCTATGTATAGTAAAGATAGTATTGTAGTGGATGCAGATAATAAATATGTTATTCCTAGTGGTAAAGAAGAGATTAAGTTGTATGTTGATGGAGATTATAAAGTTTATAGAAATGTTTTGGCTATCACTCCTTATTATTACAATGAAGGATAATTTATGTAAAGGGCTTTAACAAGCTCTCTTCTGTTTCAGCTATAGAGGCTGACATTCAATTCATGATTGATAATAGAAGCTCACAATTAAAACTAATCGTTATGAACGCAAAAGAAGAATTCTTAAAAAGGATTATTGGATTTAAGGTAATTTGTGCTACAATTGCTTGTGGAGATTCTTGGGATGATAATAAATCCACCTTTAATTTAAAACCTAAATATACAGAAGATGAATATCAAAAGTTTATTAACAGCTTAGATTTCAATTATGATGCTGGATATGGTGGTCAAAATCTATTTGGTATTATTTGGTGTGAAGATGGTGTATGGATGGAAAGAGGAGAATATGATGGTAGTGAGTGGTGGGATGTTTATTCTTATCCTGCAATACCAGCATTAGAACAATGGTGTGTTGATGTAGAATATGCAGAAGATAGACAATATAATAAATAAAAATTTCCCCTTAAATGTTGCTAGACATATAACTAGATGAATTATTTTATGAGCACAAAATTAATATTGCCCATTACACACAAAGAAAGATTTGATCTTAGTAGAGGACCTGATGG